CGTTCCCGGACTCGCTGTGCTGCGAGTCGCTGTGGGACACCGCGAACCACATCCTCGGGAAGGTCACTCCGAGGGTCATGGAGTGCATCACCGCCTGCGATTGTTGCAACGGCAACTTCTACGCCTACGTGTCTCAGGGGGAGCCGGAGGTGTGGGCGTCGGACTACCTGGCGATCTGGCTCCAGAACATCAGCCCGTCGATCCGCTCGACCTCGCCGACGAACACGACGCACTTCGCCCACAACCTGATGCGAGCCCAGTGGGCGATGCGGATCTGCGAGGGCGGCTACCCGCACATCGAGGCCGACATCGTCGGCATCCCGGAGCTGCCCGGCTTCGACCTGCTGCACTACACGAACCGCTACGTCTACTCCCACGGCGAGCAGATGTTCCGGGCGCTGATGCAGGCCGTCAAGGACCAGACGCTCACCCCGCGGCCCAGCACCTTCACCCTCCAGGCGTTCGGCCCGATCAGGATGGAGCGTGGCTCCGCCGGGTATCAGGTCACCTTCCAGACCGACGTGGACTTCGAGTAGTGGGCATCGTCCTCACCCAGACCGCGAGCAAGGCCGACATGGCGCGCATCGTCGAGCGGTTCACCCGCCGTCAGATCGCCGCCCGCCTCCGTGCCGCAGGCAACGCCTCGATCCAGATCGCGGAGCGCCAGTCCGGCCTGTTCCTCAACAGCCGTGACGGCACCCGCCGCCGCAGCCCGGGTACGCCCCACATCCACGGCAACTTCTCCGCCACCTACACCGACCTCACCGAGTTCTCGGCCGGGGCGATGGAGTTCTCGCTCACCAACCCATCCCCCGCGTTGAACTATCTGGAGTTCGGCACCGGCCCACACACGATCAGCCCACACGGCACCTATCTGGCATGGCCCGGCCACGTCCAGAAGGGCCCGGTAGAGCACCCCGGTTCGACCCGGTTCAAGGGCCGCGTGCGTGCCGCCATCTCGCTCGCCATGAGGGAGAAGTTCCCCGGCATCAAGCCGATCCCCCTCGACTAGCGGTACCATCCGCGGCCGTGCCCACCAAGAAGAAGCCCCCCACCAACCACGTCGACATCGACGCCCTGATCAAGGACGACCTCGAAGCCAACCTGAAGAAGGCGACGACCGCCACCATCGACCTCGGTGGTCGGACCTGGACGCTGACCGACGCCGGTTCCGTGATGGCGGCCGTCGAGCTGTTCTCCGGTGACGAGGACAAGGCTGGCTCCGCCTACACCGACTGGATGCTCGGCATGGTCGTCGAGGACGAGCGCGACGACTTCGACCGGCTCCTCCGGCGCATCCAGGGCCTCGATGCCACGCTGCTGATGAAGATCGGCAACGCCATGTCGGAGGCGCTCACCGGGCGCCCTACCGAGCAGTCGCCGGACTCGCCCGCGAGCTCCGGCGGCCAGCCGTCCGACACGCCCTCAACGGAGAGCTTTACCTCTCCGGACGGCCTCGACTCGAACACCTCGGAGGAGTTGACGCTCTAGACGTCACCTTGGCCTACCTCCTGCGGCTGATCCCGCCGGAGGTCCGCTGGGAGTTCCTCGACGAGCTGTACGGCGAAGCCGCTGATCCGACGACGGTGAAGGTGGCTGGCGTGACGCTCGACAAGTCCGTCATGGACGAGATGACGGCCCAGCGTGAGCGGGCCCTCGCGAAACGCCAGTCCAGAACAGCATCTGAGCCCGCCGAGTAGATTCGCCGCCCAATGGCCGACTTCACCTTCACCGTAGGAGCCGAGCCAGACTCGGCATCCTTCGATGCTGTCGGTGCAGAGGCCGGGGCGGCAATCGCTGACGGGATCAAGCACGGGTCGAAGGAAGCAGCACGAGCTGCCGACAACCTGTCGCGAGACATCAAGGCGTCTATCGAGCGGATCAAGGGCCAGCTCGGCAATGCCCTGAAGGCGGGCATCGACATCCGCCAGTTCGCTCCCCTCCAGCGAGGTCTGGAGCGGCTGCTCGCCGTCCAGCGCGAGATCGAGACGTCGCGCGACCGTCTCGCCACTGACTCCCGGTTCAAGCAGGCCATCGTCGCCGAGACCGAAGCGGTCCGAGCGCTGACCTCATCCCAGACCCGAGAGCTTCAGTCGACCGTCGCCGCCTTGAACATCCGGGCCCGTGGCGAGAACGCCGCCCTCGACCGCCAGCGGGCAGCGCAGAACATCGCCCTCCAGCGCGACGCCCAGATCCAGATCAACGCCGCTCGCACCGCGGGCAAGGCCCGGATCGTGCTCGCCCAGCAGATCGGTGCTCAGCTCCTGTCGGCCGAGCGCATCATCTCCAACGGCGTCACCAACATCATCCGTGGCACCGCGAAGGCCGTCGGCAAGGTCTGGGACTCCACCGTCGGCTCCCTGAAGCGTTCCTTCTCGGAACGCAAGACGGTCATCGAGGGCGGGCTGAAGAACGAGTCCCGTCTCTTCTCCCAGTCCACGATCATCTCTCAGCGCGCCAACCAGGGCGTGCTCGGCGCGATCGGCAACAACCTCGGCACGATCGGTGGCGGTCTCGCCATCGGTGCCGCGGCGCGCCAGATCTTCACGCTCGGCTCCGACTTCGCTCGGGGCCTCAACGTGATGCAGGCCCAGCTCCAGTTGACCGCCGAGCAGATGAAGACGGTCAGCGACCTGTCTATCCAGCTCGGCAACGACATCAACCTGCCAGGCGTCTCCGCTCTCGACGCCGCCCAGGGCATCGGCCTGCTGGCCAAGCAGTTCGCCTCGCTCGGTCCCGCCGCCATCGGCGCTGCAGAAGCCGCAGCTAAGGGCACCCTGCAGCTCGCGCGAGCCGTCGGCGCTGCGCCCGAGGAGGCTGCCGCTGCCGTCGGTGCCGCCGTCAACGTCTTCGGCGAGGATGCCCAGCGCGCCACGCAGGTCGCTGACCAGCTCACCGCCGCGCTCAGCCAGGCGGCGGGCACGTCGTTCACCGACTTCTCCCAGGCGTTCACCCAGGGCGCCTCGGTCGTGTCGTCGTTCATCACCCCCGCCGACGGGGCGACGAACGCCATCACCGAGTTCTCCGCCGCCATCGCCGTGCTCGCCCGTGGTGGCCTGATCGGCTCCGACGCCGGTACGTCGATCAAGCAGTTCTTCCTCCAGGCCAACCGTGGCACCGACGACGTCAATGCTGCGCTGGCCGAGGTGTCTCAGCGCGCCGGGGAGACCGGCACCGCATTCTTCACGGCGGAAGGCAAGGCGCGCCCGCTCGTCCAAACGATCGACATCCTCCAGCGAGGCTTGCAGGGCCTCACGGAAGAGCAGCGAGCCTCGACCCTGCAGACCATCTTCGGCTCGGACGCCACCCGTGTCGCCAACATCCTCATCGGCCAGGGCGCGGCGGAGCTGCTGAAGGCGGAGGCCGCCACCCAGCGTCAAGGCGCGGCAGCCGATCTGGCGGCAGCGCAGAACAAGGGCCTGGCGGGCGCCATCGACGCCATCAAGTCCCAGTTCGAGACCTTCGCCATCCTCATCTTCCAGAAGGTCAACCCGATCCTCGGCGACGTCGGCCTGAAGGTCGCTGGGTTCATCGACAAGCTCGCCAACGGCGAAGGTGCGTTCGCCACGTTCCGCAAGGGCATCCTCGGTGTCGGCGCAGCCCTCGGTGCGATCGTCGCCCTGCGTGGCATCTCCGAGGTTGCTGGCCTGATCGGCTCGATCGTCACGCTCCTCGGCCCGTTCGGTGTCGCCATCGCCGGGATCGGTGCCGTCGTCGGCATCGCGACGGGCGGCTTCCGCAACTTCGGTGGCACCTTGGACCGGCTCCGGGAGATCGCACAGACCGTCACCAACGTGATCCAGAAGGGTCTCGCGGTGGCGATGGCGTTCCTGCGGACCCAGTTCCAGCGGATCCAGCCGATCATCCAGCCCGTCCTCGACCGGCTGACAGCGTTCGGCCAGCGCATCATCGACATCGGCCGCTCGTTCCAGCAGGCGTTCAAGTTCGGCGGGTTCGGCAACGCCATCCAGAACCTGCGCAAGAACCTCGGCTCCCTCGGCCAGGACATCGGGACTGTCCTCGCGCCTATCGGCAAGGCGCTGGGTGAGAAGCTCGTCCCGGTCAGGGATCTGGCGCTCAACATCAAGAACCGGATCGTCGATGCGTTCAAGGCGATCAACTTCTCCCAGATCTTCTCCACCATCGGCCGCACGATTTCTGGTGTCCTGTCCACGTCGCTGGGTAGGAATCTGACCGGGGCCGGGATCGGCGCCATAGCGGGAGGCGTCATCGCTGGCCCGCTCGGCGCCGCTCTCGGAGCAGCGTTCGGCGCGGCGGTGGCGATCGCCATCCCGAAGCTGAAGGCCGCACTGGGCCGCATCAACATCGGCGACCTGTTCGGCGCCTTCCTCCAGAAGGTCAACCAGCTCGGCAAGCTCATCGGCCAGATCCTGTCGTCGCGCCAGTTCCTCCTCGGCGTCGCCGGGATCGCCGCCGCTGCTGCCGCCATCGGCGTCCAGTTCGTCACCGGCTTCGTGTCGGGCGTCCTGTCGCACCTCGGTGACATCGCCGCTGTCGGCGCCACCATCCTCAACGCCCTGTTCGCCCAGTCGGCCATCGTCAAGGCGATCGCCGCGCTGGTGCTCATCTTCCGCAAGCAGCTCTTCGGCCTCTTCTCCTCGTCGAAGGTCGGCCAGGAGGCTGGGCAGAAGCTGGCGCAGAACGTCACCGAGGGCGCAGCCAAGGAGCTGCCCAAGGGCTTCCTCGCCAACGCCAAGGTGTTCGGCCAGTCCGCAGTCGCAGCCTTCACCGACGTCGGCAAGAAGGCGGCGCAGGGTCTCGTCGTCGCCCTGTCGGCCGGGCTGTCCGGCTCCGCGCTCGGTTCCGCGAGCAGCGGGCTGGAGCGTGGTCTTGCTGCCGCTGGGATCGCGGCGTCCGCTGCGCAGGCGTTCGCCATCGGCTCGGCTACTCCCGCTGGTCCGGCTGGCGGTGCGGCGCTGGCGGCGGCCACTGTCGGCATCGGCGCGCTGACCGCTGTCATCGGTGCCAACAGCAAGAAGGCCGCCGAGGCCAAGAAGGCGATGCAGGACTACGCCACGGCGATCGACCAGGCCGGGCAGTCCGGACAGTCCAGCGCGGATGCGATCTCGGGAGTGTTCTCCGACAAGCTGAAGGGTGCCTCCGACGACGTCATCAAGGCGCTGAAGGACGCCGGGATCAGCTTCGCCGACTTGCAGGACCAGGCCGGGAAGGGCGACTTCTCGGCGACGATCGACACGCTGCGCGAGAAGGCGAAGGGGCTGCGCGAAGAGGCGGCGACCCTCCAGTCGCAGGGCCTGATCCCCGACGCCAACGAGGCCACCTTCCAGGCGCGCAAGATCGAGAACGCTCTCAGCTTCATCAACCAGCAGCAGAAGGCGATCGCCGCCGAGGGTGACCGGCGCTCCCTCGTCGACTCCTTCATCGGCAAGAACTTCAAGCTGAGCACGATCACTGGTGGCATCCAGGGCGTCATCACCAAGATCAACGAGGCGGTCAGCGCCAAGAAGCGGCTGGCCGAGGACATCCGCGCCGAGAACCTTCAGACGAAGCTGCGGATCCTGAAGGAGGGGACCGAGGCGATCGGCGCGGCTGCCGACGTGTCGAAGCAGAAGATCCTGGAGCTGGCCCAGGGGCCGCAGAAGAAGACGCCCCAGCAGGGTGGCGCGGAGGCCGTGCAGGGCGCAGTCGACATCGCTCCCGATGTCACCCAGGCGTTCCTCACCGGCCTGGACACGGCGCTCGGCTCGGCTCAGCTCACCAACGCCCTCAGCCGCCTGACCCCGGTCCTGTCGACCGCGGTCCAGGACGGCCTCGGGAACGCGTTCACCCCGGAGCAGATCGCGGCGAACCTCGCTCAGGTCAAGGCGGCCATCAGCCAGGCCGTGCAGCCGGATGGCACGCCGATCTCGCAGGACGTGAAGGACGCCCTCCTGAAGGGCGTCGCCGACTTCGAGGCCGTCAACGTCCCTCAGATCGTCCAGATCCAGGCCGAGGCCGATCTCCGCAAGGCGGCCCTCGCCGGAGATCAGACCGCGGCTGCCGCGCTCGCTGCTCTCGGCCGGAACGGGCCGATCGCCATCGAGTCGAAGGCGAACATCGCTGCTGCCGTCACCGCCGGTGGTCAGATCGTCAATTCGGCCGACTCGATCGTCCGGAACCTCCCTGCCATCGTCGGCTCGAAGCCCAACCTCAGCCAGGCCGCCGCGGCGGGAACGACGATCCACTCCACGGCCCAGAAGAACGCCGACAAGCAGATCACCGTCGGCAACAAGGTCGTTGCCACTCCGGGCGCTGGCGAGTCGGCTGGCCGGTCGATCGCCACCAACGTCGGCCAGGGCTTCAAGAACGGTCTCTCCGGTCTGTTCACCTCGATCCAGAAGACGGTCACCACCATCGTGAACGGCGCGGTCATCAATACGGCCACCGCCATCCTGAAGATCTCCTCGCCGTCGAAGGTCTTCATGGGCATCGGCGAAGACACGATGAAGGGCCTTGCCATCGGCATCCAGAACGGCGCCGATGACGTCACCTCGGCGACCGCTGATGTGGTCAAGGCGCTCATCGACGCCAGTCAAACCGCGGCGGATCGGTTGGCGCTCGCCGGGCGCACCGCACTGGGCGGCGTGTTCGAGGGCGTGTTCAACTCGGCTGCCGCTCAGGCCCGGATTGCAGGGATCGAGGCGGGGCGTGGCCTGACCACGGCGTTCGAGGGAATCCGCAAGTCCGTCGAAGACGAGGCCGCCTCCCTGTTCCAGGCTGCATCGACAGCGGCCAACGAGCGCACCCCCGAGCAGAACCGCATCATCGCTCGATCCGACTTCGCCTCGGTGTTCAACCTGTCCAACCAGCAGGCCATCCAGACTGCGGTCGAGGCCATCAAGACCTTCGGCGCCAGCCTCCTGGCGTCCGGCGTGAACGCTGATGGCGCGGCGAACTCGATGATCGCGTACCGCAACACGCTGCTCCAGACGGCCGCCGCCGCCGGGCTCAACATCCAGCAGACCGCTGCCCTCGTCGACCAGCTCGGGCTGTCGAACGACGCCCTCAACCAGTTCGTGCAGCTCGGCCGTCAGGCCACGCAGGTCGTGAACGCCGCTCCTGGCTTTGCTCCGACCCCGCCGCCGCCGCTGACCACTGGCCCGAATCCAACCACGATCTTCAACGTGGACAACCGCTTCGATCTCCCCTTCGGTGATCCGCAAGCCGTATCGTTGGCCGTCGTGAACCGGCTGGCTCATCTGGTGCGCTGATGGCTAGCTACGTTCCGACCTGGCTGTACTACGTCGATGACGTGCTCGGCCCCTGCGAGATCTTCAACTCGGAGCGGCTGCTCGGCGCGCTCGGCGTGCAGCAGACCTGCGGCATCTTCTCCGTCGGTGGCCACGAGTGTGAATGGAACGACGGCGTCTCCGCGCTGGCGCTCGATCCGTGCTCGGTGAATCCTTCCGGCGTGCAGACGTGGGAGACCTTGACCTACGGCGCACCGGACGACACCGACAACCCTGCTCCCTGGTGGGACGGTGTCGCTGGCTCCCCGTCGTCGCGGGCCTACGGCTTCTTCGTCGAGGAGTGGACCGGCATGGACGGGGCGCATCACAAGCGCAACGTCGCCAACCGCGCCTCCCGTCGCGGTGGTGCCAACTTCGGGCCGCTCAGCTCGGGCCACCGGGTGTGGAAGATGAACGTGATCCTCGCCGGAGCTGGCGAGGACGCCCTGGAGGATCTCTTCCGCTGGCTGGAAGACGTCCTCCTCGACTGCTGCGATCCGTGCGGCGGCAACGACTTCCTGGTCCGCACCTCGTGTCCCCCCGACGGCGATCCCGACTTCGCGCTGTACCGAGTCCACGGCGCGGCGCTCCTCGAAGGCCCAGCATGGGAGGACGCTCCCGCCGAGAAGCTCGGCTGCTATCTGCGGCGGGTGTCGTTCACGATCGGCGTCGCTGACCCGTGCCTGTACTCGTGCTCGACGGCGTGCATCACCAACGAGACGCTCCCCGAGATCACCGAGTGCATCCCGTTCTCCCTCTGGTGGGGCTGCAACACCTCCTGCGAGGACATGGAGCCCTACCGCCTCTCCTGCCCGGTGCCCGGCACGTCGCGCGGTGCGATGACCGCGGTGGTGACGATCGTCAACAACTCGCCGAACCCTTCTCCCCCGATGCGGGTGTTCGGCATGTCCGACCCGCTCGGCCTCGGGCCGAACCCGTGCGTGCTCCCGATCTGTCAGGACTTCCGCACGCAGCAGATCCCTGGTGGCGGGACGATCGTCATCGACTCCTCGACTCGGCGCACCCTGTACAAGGACGCCTCGACTGGCTTCGTGTTCGTGGACGGCACGCCGTTCCTGGATCCCGACCCGGGTCGCGCTCCGAGCTACCTCTCTCTCGGGTGCGACCCGGGTTGGATCGTGGTCGAGCCCGCAGGCTTCTGCGGCGACACGAACCTCATCAACGTCTCGGTCGATCTGATCCAGCGCGTCGGGTGCTGCTGAGATGAGCGCGATCCCGCGCTACGTCTCGACCGCGCCCGAGGCAGCCGCGCGCATCGCTGGGTTCGTCTTCGGTGATGGCAACCCGGACCACATCGACAACCCGCTCGGCTCCGTCCTGGCCTTCACCGCGCTGGCGACGACTTCCTGGACGGTCAACGAGTGTGTCCGCTGCGCCGCCATCCTCGGCTGGACCGCTGGCGTCGACTACCGGATCGCCTCCAACGGCAACTTCATCTGCCGCCGCGACTCGCTCTACGCGGCGCTCGGGATCACCGACTCCGCCCACGACCTGTACCACCGGGCGCTGAACCCGACCGGCACCTTCACGCCGACGAGGGTCCAGGTCGAAGCGTTCAGCGCCTCGTTGATCGAGACCGAAGGCTCGTTCTCGACGAACCCGCCGAAGTGGTTCGACGATGCCCGCGGCGGTGACTACGACCAGCGCATCGACGCTCTCGTGCTCACGCTGAACACGCAGAGCCTCGGGGCGTTCCGCTCCGGCGTGGCCGTCAAGGTTCCGCTGGTAGCGACCGATGCCTTCCCGATGCCGCTGATCTCGGCTGCGCGCTACCCGGGTGACACCCCGGCGGACTGGCCTGACGCTCCTCCCCCGCCGCCCGACACGACCCCGCCCGCCGTGCCCGTGGGACTCACGTTGACGCCAGGCAACGCCCAGATCGTCGTCACGTGGACGGTCAACACCGAGCCCGACCTGGCGGGCTACATCCTCTACCGCGACGGCAACACCGAGGTCTACATCGGGGCGACCCCGTCGTTCCTCGACACCGGTCTCACCAACGGCACCGAGTACTCCTACCAAGTCGCCGCCTTCGACGACGACGAGAACGCCAGTGTCCTCTCGTCGCCCAAGTTCGCAACTCCGGTTGCGCCGGGACCCGGCCCGGACGTCACGCCCCCTGACGCCCCGGCCGGGCTCTCTGGATCTCCCACGTCGACAACCGTGTCGCTCTCCTGGAACGCCAGCGCGGCGTCCGATGTCGTCAGCTACCGGGTGTACCAAGCGGCGAGCCTGATCGCCACCGTGACCGCGCCGAGCACCCACTATGTGGTTACCGGCCTGACACCGTCGACGGTGTATCCGTTCAGGGTGACGGCCGTCGACTCGGCAGGCAACGAGTCCACGTCGACCGGCTTCATCGCGGTGACGACGCTGTTCGGCACGGTCGGGCCGCCCGAGATCACCACCGAGCGCATCCAGATCGTCTCCTCGATCGGCTGCCCCAACAGCTACGACGTCTACATCCTGGACCGCTCCGGCACGATCGCGCTGCGCCAGCTCTCCTTCACGGCGTGCTCGTGGGAGCGGGTCACCGACGACATCTCGAAGGCGCGCGTCAAGCTCGACCTGGCGAACAACCCGGGATGCTGCGCCGAGATCGAGGGGCTCGTCCGCTACGGCTACGAGATCGGCATCTACCGCGACTCGGTGATCGTCTGGCAGGGTCCCGTCGTCGACCTGACCTACGACGGCTGGGACATCGAGATCAGCGCCGAGGACAAGATGGGCTGGCTGAAGGTGCGGCCGATCTGGAACCAGCTCGACTACCCGGACCCTGGCGAAGAGGCGGCCATCGTCTTCAACGATGTCATCACGAATGCCATGAGCAGGGACAACGTCCCGGGATTGGTTGCAAATGCAACTGCCACCGGCGTGAGGGTGATCCGAACCTTCGTGCCGAACCCGCCGCAGATCGCCTTCGACGCCGTCCAGGAGCTGTCCCGCACCGCGGTGGACTACACGATGGTCGGCCCCAACATGACCGCTGGTTCCTTCGTCGTGCCCGCTCCCCCGATCGCCTACATCACCGACCAGGCTCTCGTCGGGCTGCCGTCCGTCGAGTTCCTCGGCTCCAACTTCGCCACTCAGTGGTTCGTCACCGGCGACCCGGAGCAGGATCTCCTCGGGACCTACGGCGGCATCGACCCCGACGTCGGCCTCGTCGTCCGCATCGCACAGGAGGACGACATCAAGGACCAGGCATCGCTCGACCAGAACGCCAAGTCCCGCTACGAGCTGTCCTCCGGCCTCCTCGTCTCCGGTGTCGACCTGACCCTCGATCCCACCGCGCCGATCCCCGTCGAGCTGATCTGCCCCGGGCAGACCTGGGATCTTCGCCTCACCGACTCCTGCGTACCGCTCGTGGGCCGCTTCCGCCTGAAGACGATCTCCTTCGATGTCAGCGCGTCCGACGGGCTCGCCGAGGTCGTGACGGCCAGCCTCCAGCCGGTCGGCACTGAGCTGGTCGAATAGGCTCCCGCCGTGTCCGCCCGCAACCTCGACACCCTGAAGGGTGCGCTCCCTGAAGTCCTGAGCGAGATGGACCGCAAGATCAGGGAATTGTCGCGTCGGCGTCCGACCGGCACCGGTGGCGGGGATTGTGACTGTGAGGACGGTGCGCCGGGTCCCACCGGCCCGCAAGGTCCCATCGGCCCCACTGGTCCGACTGGCGCCACCGGCGCAACAGGAGCGACGGGTGCCACCGGGCCGCAGGGTGATCCTGGCGAGAAGGGCGACACTGGCGACACCGGACCGACCGGTCCCACTGGACCAACCGGACCGACCGGACCGACCGGAGCCACGGGTGCAACTGGCGCGACTGGTGCCACTGGGCCGACAGGACCGTGGGGCGGGGCCGTCACGATCCCGTACCACTTCTCCACGACGACCACGAACTCCGACCCGGGCTCGGGGAACCTGCGCCTCGACCAGGCGACCCAGGACGCTGCCTCCACCATCCGGGTCGACGTCCTCGACGCCAACGGCTCATCGTGGGAGACCCTCCTCGACACGATGGACCTGCCCACCCATTCGCCGAAGGGCTACATCAGGCTCGTCCGCGCCACCGCACCGACGGAGTGGTTCTTCTACGAGCTGATGGCGGTGGACTCCTCCTCGGGGTACCGCAACATCACCGTCGTCCTCGTGGAGATCGGGACCCAGGCAGGCAGTTCCCCCTTCGTCAACGGCGAGCTGCTCTACCTCCTCTACGACCGCAACGGCGACGACGGCGTGGACGGGGTCGACGGGACCTGCGACTTCGGTGCCGTCGGCTACGCCTACCGCACCTCGGACCAGACGATCACCACCGGCGTCGAGACCGTCGTCGACTTCGACACTCACACCGAAGCCAACGGCATGACCTTCAACACGGGCGGCGACTACTTCACCGTGCCCGCGGACGGCTGGTACAACTGCCAGGCCGTCATCCGCTGGAAGGCTCACGTCTCCGGCAACGCCGACAAGATCACCCGGATCTACCTGGACCGCAGCGGCACGCAGACCGTCATCGCTTCCGAGGACATCCTGGTTGGCGCGAGCGACACCGTCGGCCAGTCGCCGGGCATCTCGCTCCCGCTGCTGGCGAACGACAAGATCCTGCTGAAGGTGCTCCACACCGGCACCACCGGGACGCTGGAGTTCGTCTCCTCCAGCTACCGCTTCATCTCGCTGAGCGTCACCGCAGTCGGCGGCCCGCAGGGAGATCCCGGTACGGCCGCCTTCACCACCACTGGCTCGCTGCCTGCTGCCGGGAATGCCGGGACGGTCTACAACTACCTCGGCACGCCGTTCTACGACGACGGGGTCACGTGGACGCCGATGATGGCCACGAGACAGTGCTTCACCGAGTTCACCCACTTCTTCAACAACAACGCCCAGAAGATCGACCTCCAGTCCTCGGCCAGCGGCACGAACGCAGCAGCGAACGCGGGGACCGCAGCAGCCGGAGCGCAGGGCGTTCTGTCGCTGTCCACCGGAACCACGTCGACTGGGCGCGCTGGCTACGCGGCGGGCCAGTCCTCCGCGCTGCGTGGCACCGCCGACAAGATCATGCAGTTCAAGACCCGGGTCCGGTTCCCGACGCTCTCCAACGGCACCGACCGCTACTACTTCACGGCGGGCTACATCTCCAGCCTCACCGCGGCCCCCGGCGACGGCTTCTACTTCCGCTACGACGACTCGGTCTCGGCGAACTGGTACGCCGTGGTCGTCAACAACACCGCAGGCACCACCGGGGTCACGACCGGTGTGGCTGTGGGCACGAACACCTGGCAGAAGCTCCGGATCGAGATCGACGAGGTCGCTGTCTCGGCCAAGTTCTACATCGACGACGTCCTCACGAACACGATCTCGACGAACTTCCCCGGCACGACGCGCGACTTCGGCCCAGGCATCAACATCCGCAAGTCGGTCGGCTCGAACGCCCTGACCTGCGATGTCGACTACTTGGGCTATTGGTCACTGATGACGACGAGCATCTAGGCTCCGCCCGTGCCTCTCGCTTGCAGCGTCAACGCTTCGGTCGGCTCCTGCGCCGACATCGAGGAGAGGGACCTGAAGATCAAGCGCGGCGACGACAAGGTCGTCCGCTTCGTGTGCCGGGACTGCGAGACCCGAGAGCTGATCGACTGGACCGGCTGGACCTTCGCCTGCAAGGTGAAGGACTCGACGCTCACCAACACCTGGGTGGTGGCCACGATCTCTGGTGACGCCAACGGCGTGATCGCCGTCCTCTTCCCCAAGGCCCAGACCAGCCTCCTGACCCCCGGTGACGAGGGGCGCTACGACGTGCAAGGGACAGACCCCGATGGTCTGGACCATACTGTCGTCGAAGGAGACGTCCTGGTCACGGCCGACGTCACGTAGGAGGACCGATGGCAGATTTCGTCTTCAACATCGCCAAGGGCAAGGTGGCCCGCTATGCGGATCTCCCGGACGCCAACGACGCCCTGATCGTCGTGATCCTGAAGTCGGCGGGCCTGGAATCGGACGCCACGCTGAAGGACTACGCCACCCTCTCGGCCCTGCTCGCGGCGGCCAACGACGAGTGCGACTTCACCGGGTACTCCCGCAAGACGCTCGCCTCCGTCACCTCCACGGTCGACAACACGAACGACCGGATGGACACCGACGCTGCGGACCCCTCGGCGTACACGAACTCGGGCGGCTCGGCTCAGGCCGCTGGCAAGCTCCTCGTCGTGTGGGACGGTGACACGACTGGCGGCACCGACGCCAACATCGTTCCCCTCACCGCCCACGACTGCTCCATCACCTTCGACATCGGCGTCGCCACGACGATCGCCTTCGCCACCGCAGGCTTCTTCCGGGCGTCCTGAGTGTCGCGCCTCGTCCGGATTTGCACGGAGGGCGAAGAGGCTGTCTCCGCCGCTACCGCCGAGACCCTGCTCGGCTTCCGCGGCGTCACCACCCTGAAGGTCGAGATCGCCGAGATCGCCCTCTCTGCCGACTACACGACCGATGCCACTGGCGTCGTGTCGTGGCGCCTCCTGTACTCGTCCTCGGACGGCACGGCCACCGGCTGTACCGAGTCCTCGGGCGACCCGGACGACCCGACCCCGGCCATCACCGGCTTCCGCCACTACACGGCAGAGCCGACGGCCTCGACGGAGATCATGGGCGGCATCTTCAACTGCAACGGCGGCTCCGACTACCGCTACTACGCGGAGGGTGACGGCGTGGCGCTCGACAACGCCACCAGCTCCCGACTGTCGTTGGAGGTCACCTCCGACAAGGCGTGCAACATGCGCGGCACCCTGGCTGTCAGGATCATGGCGGCATGAACATCGCTGATCTTCGCCGAGTTGTTCAGGAGGCTGCTTCCGACCTGGAGCATCCGTGGAAGCGCTACGACGTCGGCGCCGCCCCGCGCCTGTCGGGCAAGACCCACCCCTACGGCCGTCTCGTCTATTCGGAGGACGGCGCGGTCGGCGGCCTGTTCGACGGCCAGTACCTGATCGCCCGGGGCACGACGAGCGACGAGTCGATCTGGGCTCTCGCCGAGCACCTGGGGCTTACCGACTGGGGGCCGCCTGTCGGCGTGACGGAGGTGGACGCCGGTTGGTTCTGGCTGTTCGCCAATCCCGGAGGTCGCACGCCGGAAGGGCAGTAGCCGATGCCGCTCGGCGCCAAGTTTGCCCTCGCCACATCGCAGATCAAGTCCCTGACGGGCAACGATCTGTCGATCGCCAACTGCACGGTTGGCTACCTCGCCTACACGACGGTCGATCCGGACGTCGCGCGGGCGGTCATCACCACGGACATCTCGACCGGCCTGCTGGTCGATATGTCCTGCTACATGGACTGGTCGGCCCAGGACTTCGGCTGGGGCCACGCTGGCGGTTCTGACTCCGACGTCATCAACGTCAACGCCATCAACAAGTGGTGGCTTGTCTTCTGGTCCAAGGCCACGGGATCGACAACGCCGCGTCTGCACATCTTCGATGGCACCACGTGGACACATACGAACGGTGACGCCGCGATCACGTCGGACTTCACGAACGCGATCACCGGCATCGAGCTTGGCGACAACACCGCCTTCACTCCCATCGGCAATCAGATGGAGCTGCTGTGGGCTGGCATCTGGGGAGAGACCACCTCCGACAACCAGGCCGTGTCCTACGCCGACTACAACGTGCTTGCCCAGAAGGCGAACCGCCAGTTCTGGACGGATCGCTCGATCATCTTCGGCGGGACGATGGCCGACGCCTCCGGGGTCGGCAACAACGAGACCGCCCGCACCTCGATCACGCTTGGCACGATCCCCGGGCCCGACTGGTTCACGAACTTCGCTCCCGGGCCAGAGATCTCCTACGTCAAGGAGGTCGGGTTCGTCACCAACACGACGGCGGGCACGACCTCGGCGATCACGGTCGCAGCAGGAGGCGTCCCTGCTGGCGACACGATCGTGATCATGGGCTCCTGCGACAACACCGGCACCTCGGGAGCTGCGACGACGATCTCCGTCGCCGACAACTCGACCCAGCCGGGAACCGCGAACACCTACACCCTCCAGACGCCCCAGGCGATCGCCGACCCCGGTGCAGCTTCAGCGGGCCAGCAGGGCTTCTTCGTGGTCTGCACCGTGACCCGGGCTTTGGCCGCAGCCGACACGATCACCATCACCTACGGCGACTCGACCGCAGCGAAGGCGATCAACGCCCAGCAGTTCCACAACGTCAATTTGACGACCCCCGTCCTCGCCAGCTCCTACAACCGCCAGGACAATCAGACCGGCCAGTCCGTGTCGGTCGCCACCGGTGTCGCCGCCACCAAGTACGGCCAGGTCGTGCTGGCGATCGTCGCCGTCGAGGGTGGCACCGCGGACACCTTCACCTTGGACACGGACACGACGGCAGGCGTCTGGACGTCGTTCACCCGGCGAGGCTCTGGCACGACCACCTCCGGCGCAACTCTGAACTCGGCCTACAAGATCGTGAACGCCGCGGGATCCCAGACCTTCGATGGAGCGACGATGCTCGGCACAGCCCGAGACCACGCTGCCGCGATCCTGATCCTCGACGTCGCCGTCACCCCGGTCCACTATGGCCGTGAGACGTTCCGTCCCGGTCGCATCGTTCCCTTCGTAGGGAAGATGCGCCGATGAGGTTCCAGCACCGCTACCGCTGGCGGCCAAAGCAGCCGCCGGTCCAGGGTGTTCCGTCAGCGTCTCTGACGCTGGGTCAGGCCACGGAGACGGACTCTGCCAGCGCGCTGACGATCACCAAGGCGACGTTCACCCTCGGTCAGGCCACTGAGACCGATCTGGCTGGCGCCGCAGCCCTGACGATCACCAAGACGATCACCCTCGGCCAGGCCACAGAGACTGACGAGTCCGAGCCTCTCGCGTTCACGAAGGGCACCTTCACCCTCGGGCAGTCCACCGAGAGCGACACGTCCCAGCCGCTCACGATCACGAAGTCGATCACCCTCGGGCAGGCCACCGAGACCGACAGCGCGCAGGCACTGACCGTCACCGACTCCTTCACGCTCGGCCAGCCGTCGGAGTCCGACACCTCCCAGCCCCTGACGATCACCAAGAGTTTCACGCTCGGGCAAGCAACAGAGACCGACTCGGCGTCGTCGGTGACGACCGGCATCGAGTTCACCACCGGCCAGGCCACGGAAACCGACTCTGCCTCGGCCATCACTGTCACCAAGAGCTTCACGCTGGGCCAGGCCAGCGAGACCGACTCTTCCCAGGCGCTCGCCTTCACCAAGTCGCTGACGCTCGGCGATCCGACCGAGACCGACGACTCCCAGCCGCTCACTATCTCGAAGACGATCACGCTCGGCCAGGCCGCAGAGACGGACTCCGCTCAGCCGCTCAGCTTCAGCCGCGGCGACTTCACGCTCGGGCAGTCCACGGAGACCGATTCGAGCCAGCCGCTCACGATCTCCAAGTCGCTGACCCTGGGGCAGGCAACGGAGACCGACTCTGCACAGCCGGTCTCCGCCACCAAGACCGTCACGCTAGGACAAGCGACGGAGGTTGACGAGGCGGAGCCGCTCGCCTTCACGCGCGGCGACTTCACCGTCGGCCAGCCCACGGAGACGGATTCGGCGAGCGCGCTCACCGTCACCAAGACCTTCACCCTTGGCCAAGCGTCGGAGACGGACACGGCCAGCGCGCTCGTCTTCGCTGGCGAGTTCAACTTCGAGCTGGGCCAGGCCACCGAGAGCGACTCCGCTCAGCCCCTCACGGTCTCGAAGTTCTTCACGCTCGGGCAAGCGACGGAGACCGACGAGGCGCAGCCGGTTAGCGAGGTCCGCACCGAGACCCTCGGACAGGCGACGGAGACGGACTCCTCGCAGCCGCTGACCATCACCAAGTCGCTGACCTTGGGCCAGGCCACCGAGACGGATACGGCGCAGCCGCTCACCATCTCCAAGAGCTTCACTCTCGGTCAGGCATCCGAGACCGATGAGGCCACGGCGATCTCGTCGTCGGCCGCGACGTCTCACGTCATGGGTCAGGCGTCGGAGACCGACACCGCCACCGCGCTGGCCATCACCAAGACCGTCACCCTCGGCACCGCGACCGAGACCGACGTCGCGCGAGCGCTCTCGCTGGCCAAGACCGCTGTCCTCGGGCAGGCCGAAGACATCGAGATCGCCACGGCGCTCACGTTTACGAAGGCGTTCGTGCTCGGCGGGGCATCCGAGACCGACGAGGCGCAACCGCTTATCCTGCCGAACACCGGCCCACCCGATCCATCGGCGTCGGACCAGGTCATCGACATCTTCTTCGGCACGCAGACAGAGAGGATCAGCGTTGCGCTTGTGGAGGTTCATCAGATCCGCGCTGGGACGCAGGAGGAGATCCTCCTCCTCTGAGCTGCTCGGGGTCTACCATGTAGACGTGAGCGACTTCCCTCCTCTGGATCCCACTCTGACCGGGGATGACCACGACGACGAGGCCATCCCCGAATCCCCCTACACCCACGACGAGCGCCCAACACTTTCGGACGTGCCGGAGTGACCACCTTCCCCTATGGCTATGCGGGATCCCCCCAGGGCATGGGGACCCAGTTCACCATCCTCCAGTACGAGCAGCAGCGGACCATCCGCCAGCTCAACTTCGAGTTCTGGCGGCGCGTCAAGGCCCTCATGGAGTTCGCCGCATCCCAGGGAGTCCCCCTCGGAGTCGGGACCGGATGGAGGATCCAGCCGTCCAACCCCGGTCCCGGCTTCGCCCAGCCTGGCAACTCGAACCATGAGGGCTTCCCTGCCGACGGCGTCTCCGGTGGTGCGGTCGCGGCCGACATGGTGCCCTCCACGTCGTGGGGGTGGATGCAGTCGAAGCTGGCCCTCTACGGCCTGCGCTCCTTCCAGTTCGTCAACAACGAGCCGTGGCACATCCAGCCGGTCGATATCCCCGCTGCCCGCGAATTCCGCAAGGTGCCGTGGGTTCTCCAGGCATGGCCCCTTCCGGGTCTCCAGCCCCCCTCCCCGCCGCAGCCGGGGCCACCCCCAACAGAGGAGACAGACGTGGCACTTTGGGTCCGATTCGAGGGCGAGGCCGCCGAGATCGCGTTCGACGCGACGGGCTGGCGCGTCATCACCACACAGCAGCGTGACCAGCTTCGCTTCGCCAAGCTGCTTCGCGACGGCCCCGCGACGGGCTACCCGACGATCCTTCCGCAGTCCTGGAAGACCTCGTACCCGCAGCTTCCGTGAAGGGCACCGTCCTCGACTACTCCTACTGGCGCCCCACCGACGCCCAGTATCAGCAGTTGAAGGACCAGGGTGTCGAGGGGTTCATGCGCTACCTCTCCTACCCTGACGCTGACGGCAAGGTGCTTCACGGCCCCGAGCGGGAGAAGATCTTCTCGTTCGGATTCAGCCTCACCCTCAACTTCGAGTACCACAACACCTCCTGGCTGGGAGGTGGGTCGACAGGCTTCGCTCACGGCCAGTACGCCCGCAAGATCGCCCGCGAGGAGCACGGCTGGCCCGATGAGCGGCCCATCGTGTTCTCAGTCGACACCGACGTCCGGCCCGACCAGTACCCGATCGCCCTCGACTATCTGAAGGCAGCGGCCGACGGCGGCGGGGTCGGTCCGCAGTCCGCCTACGGCGAGTCGGGCGTCATCGACGCAGCAGTCCGCCAGGGGATCTGTCGGTTCTCCTGGTGGGCGATGGCGGCATCCGCGTGGGATCCGTCCATCTCGGCCACAGCATCCCTGGCGCAGACCAAGCAGCAGTCGTACGCCGGGATGGGCGCCTACGACGAGAACATCGTGATCCGCCCCGACTGGGGGCAGTACCGGAGAGGAGCCCCTGTGGCCACCATCGACGAAGTCAACCTGCGCGTCTACCAGCTTCAGAACGAGCTGGTCGGAGCGGCAGGCTCGGCGCAGACCCAGAAGAACCAGGTGGCCGAGGCACTCGCTGTCGCCAAGCAGGCACTGGCCATTGCACAGGCGAACCAGACGGCGCTGTCGCAGCTCCTCTCGCTAGTGCAGGGGTTGAGCATCCCGCCGCCGCCGCCAGTCGACGCGAACGCCATCGCCGTCGCCGTCGGAAACGAGTGGACCCGTCGCTGGACCAACGGCTGAGCCAGGGGGCATCGAGCGGCCCTACCCTGGGCTCATGCCCAGCAACCGGGTCGGCCGTGAGTGAAGCGCTCACTTACGCGGGACGGAGTGATCCTGGCGACAGCGATCGCGTGGGGCACTACCGACATCCTCTTCTTCGGCGCCCGGCCGATCGTGATGTCAACGGCGTTGGCGATGTTCTTCTCGCCCGCCGCTCTCCGCTTCGACGAGGCAAGGCGCCTTCTGAAGGGTATGCCTCCCCGGAGCGAGGACAAGCCCAAGGAGGACGAGTGAGCCTCTCGCGACTGATCCAGGACTATCCCGTGACCTTCGCCTACGGTGGCATCTGCGTGATCGTCATTGTCCTGTTGAATGTCTTCTCCGCTGTCTGGGGGTGGTGAGGCTGGTGCCTCAGCGAATCGTTCGGGCGGCCAACCGCAACCCGTTCCTCACCTCGATCATCATGGCGCTGCTGATCTTCATCGGCGGGTTCCTCGCGTACGAGCACCAGAACGACAACAACGTCAAGCGAGCCAAGGCGCAGGCCGTGCAGGAGTCGGAGGCGCGAGCCAAGGACATCGCCAAGGCCGTGGCCAAGTCGAACCTCGATGTCTGTCAGAGGGCCGTGACGTCAGTAACGTCCCAGCTCAACGCCGACCTGATCCAGGTGATCAAGACGATCGAGCAGCGCCTCATCGAGCAGAACCGCCCGATCTCGCCGGTGTACATCCAGCTCGAAGACCTGATCAGAAACAGGAAGCCTCCACTGGAGGCTTGCATCCCGAAGGAGAACCCATAGTGGAACCGTTCCTGCTGCCCGTGTTCGTGGCCAGCATGATCAAGAAGGTCACCGACCTGGTGGCTTTCGCCTCGGCGAAGGACTGGAAGGCCGTGGCCAAGCAGGTGCTCGCATGGATCGTCGGTGTGCTCACCGTCGCCCTGGTGCGGGCCTCCGAGGTCGCCAACGACTACGTCCTCCCGGGCGTCAACAAGGCGCTGGGCGACCTGAACGCTGCCGCGGTGGTCCTCGTCGGCGTGCTCATCGCCTCCGGTGGCTCGGTGGTCAGCGACATCATCGCCTCGCGCGACAACACCAGCTCGGCCTACGTGCCGCCGCTGGGTGGGCCCCCCGACACGACCCCGTGAAGCGCTTCCGGGGGTGGTGGGCGACGGCGCACTCGTCGCTCATCACTCACCGGAGTCTGAAGTGGTTCTGGATCTTCCCTGGCATCCCGATCTCGTTCGTGCTCCGGAAGTCAGTGCCGTACCTCGTGTTCCTGTCGGTCTACGCGATCATCACCGGCCACTGGTCGGCTGAAGAGGCGGCGAAGACCGAGGTCAAAGCCGAGGAAGCAGAAGAGTCCGACCCCCGCTGATCTCACACAGGCCCTCGCCTCGCCTGGCATGATGGGCCGATGGCCGGATGTGGTTGCGGGTCCTCCGCTGGGTGCTCTTGTGTTCTCGCCGCAGCGGCCGACGGCGACTGCGATGCCGTAGAGATCGAAGTCACTGGCGCCGGATCGTCCGCGGTCCCCTTCGTCATCGGCGCCGTCTTCCACCCGACGCGCTTCATCCGCGAGGACGGCAACGAGCCGTGGAAGATCGAGACGGTCTCCGGCTGCGACACGCTGCTCCCTCGCTGCCAGTACGAGGCAGAGCCGTTCCTGCCGATGGTGAACTCCAGCCACACGCTGGTGGGCTTTGCGTTTCTTGGGCTTGACTGCGAGACCGGCACCAACGTCCCGCTGTACGAAGCTGTCGACTCGACGTCGACCTCCACGGCGCTGCCTTCCGGATGGGAGCCCGCCTGCACCTCTGCAAGCGCCGGGCACTTCATCCCGATGTTCACCGACCCCGATGACGAGGCGACGCGCGTCGGCTACGCGTTCGTCCGCTACGACATCGAGTCGGGCACCTACCAGCAGCGCTACATCACGAACGCCGGGTCGGTCACCACCACGAAGCCTGGATCCTGGAAGGTCGGCTCTTGCGGGACCGCCTCGTCCAGTGGTGGGACGCTCCCGTCGGGCGGTGTCTCAACCGTCCCCGGCTCGGCGCACTTCTACCTGATGTCCTCGACGATCAAGGACGGCTACTACTACCCGGACTGGGGGATCCCGTCGCTCCAGGCGACGCCCACCCAGTGCGTCGACACGCTGTCGCTGCCCACCGGCTACGACGACGCCTCCTGGAAGCGCATCATCGTCACCCTCCACGGCCTCTCCGGCGCGCTCACTGAGGACTTCACCGTGACCGTGAAGGACGTGACCGGCACGGTCGACGTCGCGACGCTCACCATCGCCTCGGGGACCGCGCCCACCAGCGGCAAGATCTACAGCGACGCCACGATCGTCTCGGGGTCGTGGGACGACAACACCGACATCCAAGCTTTCATCGAGTGCGAGGACGACCTCGTCGGAGGCTGCCACATCGAGGTCCAGTACGAGCTGAACCCGTCGTGACGGTAGGGGCCTGCATCGTCGTCCCGCCCGTAGCGGAGCGGCCGATCCGACACACCGGCGCGGGCATCACTCAGGCGAACCCGGTGCTCACGCCGTCGGTCGTCGAGTGCATGGGACGCACCACGTCGATCGCCTTCTCCGGCTACAACGGCGACATCATCGTCGGCGGGGACGTCGCGCCACCGCAGCGATGGAACGAGCCCGCGGCAACCTTCCGAGGTTTCGCTGCCGGAGGTGCCTCCGACGGCTCGATCATCAACTACAAGTACAAGAAGACCGTCGGCTGCGTCGAGAACGCGACGCACTCGATCTGGCTGGCGGGCTCCAATGGTGGTGGCGGGATCCTGTCCCGCGCGGTGGGCGCTACGAAGCACACGCTGCGGACGACGCTCTACTACGGCGAGGTGCAGGACGGCGGGTCCGCTGATCCCCGGCGCACCAAGAGCCGCACCATCCTCCAGGACGGCACCACCGACTTCGTGGCGTGCAAGCGCAGCTCGGGCTCCCCGGCGTGGGGCGTGGCGCGCTCTACTGACTCGGGAGTCAACTGGACCGCCTGGTCGTTCGGTACCGGCCGGAACTACACGGCGATGGTGAAGTCGCCGCAGTACTCCTGCATCTACGCGGCGGCCGACAACCGTGAGGGCTCCGGCAACGACGGCGTCTTCATCTTCACCGGCCTTGGCTCGGGCTCCGCAACGGTCACCCGCATCGACAACATCGGCACCGGCGCCCCCACCATCGCCGATGCCCGCGACGTGTGGGTCGGCCACATCGGCACCACCGACTACCTCTTCGTGCAGGTCGGCAACAAGGCTGGCTCGGACGCTGACCGTGGGACGTGGCGCTGCAAGATCAACGCTGACCCGACCGGTGGCGGGTTCGGCGCGGGCAACATCACGTGGGAGCACATCCACACGCCCGGCTCCGCCGACCGGGTGAACGCGATCGTCGGCTTCCAGCCCAACGCTGGAGCCAGCCCGATCTACCTGATGTCGGGGTACTTCAAGTCCTCGACGAACGCCACGGGCACCTACACGCTCAGCCCTGGAGCTGGCGGAACGGTGAAGACGTACCGGGTGATGGCGGTCCGCACCCTCAACGGCGACGCCACCACGCCCTCGTGGGATGTTGTTTCAAATGCAACTAACGTCGACATGCGGACCTATGGCACCGACCGTGATCACGTCATGACCTACGTCGGTGAGACCTCGAACGAGAACTCGCGCTTCGGCGGGACCAGCTACTCGATCCAGGACATGGCGATCTCCGCCAACGGCCTCCGCATCGTCGTCGCCGGGAAGTCCTCGCCGTGGATCTGCGACAACCCGTGGGCCACGACGCCGACGTGGCGTCCCTTCTCCAAGGGCCTCGGCGTCCTGGAGGGCGGCTACGCCTCCACCTACGCAGGCAAGCACCGCTTCGCCATCGCGGACGACGACCGTGGCATGTACACCTTCACCACCTTCGGCTACCTCCGGCCCGAGTGGGTGATCGCCGAGAACATCGACGGCGTCGTCTCCACCGCGAACGCCATGAACTCCGTGGCCGTGGCCGCTGACGGCGTGTCGCTGCTGTCTCCTCGGGACGCGGACGGCCGCAGCTACATCACCACCGACCCGTGGACCTATGAGGACGCGTTCATCACCGCCCTCTACACGTCGTCGAGGACCGCGCCTGCGATCTGCACCGCCCAGTGGGTAGATGCAACTGCAACTACCCGGACGCTGGAGGTGACCCGCACCGCCATCTATCGGGACGGCACCCAGGTCGCGACCATCGCCTCCGCAGCGGCGACTCGCGCCGAGTTCCTCTACGCCGGGGCGACCTGCTGGCTGCATGTTCCCGACCTCGGGGTCTACCGCTCGACGAACAACGGCGCGAGCTGGACGCTCTGGTGGAACTACGCCGTGTCGGACTCGCAGACCGCCAAGTACTCGGGCCACATCGCCCACTTCCCTGGCTCGACCACGCTCTACGCCGCCTTCGATGCGGGCGGCGTGTGGCGCTGCACCGACGCTGACGTCTCCGATGCTGGCACCGGGCTGTCGGGCTCCCGTCCGACATCTACGAACCTGATCACCGGCGGCGCGCTGCCGTCGGGAACCGAGGACATCTCTGCCATCGGCGTCGACCAGGTGTCCGGAACGGTCTACGCCTGCGGGTACTCTCGCACCGGCGCGGCTCTCGGGCATCTCTACCGTCTGACCCGCGGGCTGGGCTCGAACTGGGTCCGGATCGACGACACCGAGTACTCCGAGTCCTGCCTGGTGCCTCAGTTCCTCACCGCCTACGGCGGCTGGGTCTGGATCTCCACGGCATCGAACTGCACCCTGAGAAGGATGTTCTGATGGCATCGCCCTGCACCCAAGACTCCAACTCGGTTGCCCTCACCGAGACGACCGACGGCAAGCTCGAAGCCGATGTCCGGCTCCAGCCGCTGACCACCGGCTCGTTGGGCGAGGACACGAACGGCATCGGCGTGACGTTCGCGCCCGACGGCGGCATCCACGGCACGGCGACGGGCGCCGCGCTGAAGCTCGTGCAGGGGCTCTACATCGGCACCGAGGGTCTGGTGAAGGTGAATGGCTACGCCGTCTCCTCCTCTCCCGGCTCGTCCCCGAACGCCAACCTCGTCCGTGGCTCGAACGTCCAGTACGGCAATACCCTCACCCTCAACGGCTCGCTGGCCTCGAACCAGATCGCCTCCTACGTGATGACGCATGCCCGGTGGCGTGGCTTCTGGGCGACGAACCTGACCGCGTTCGGCGGGCTCACGCTTGATCGTGTCGACGCCTACCTTCAGCTCAACGTGGACGGTGGCGGGTGGAACACCGTCGACATCGCTTCCCTGACGCGTGCCGATCAGGGCGGCACGTTCGAGCTGGACTACTGGTATCCGTTCGTCATGGCCAATGGCACCGCCCACACGATCCAGTCCCGGCTCCTCGTCGGCGGCGGGACGGTGACGGCGTCCAACCCGCAGGGCATCATCGAGAGCGAGTTCGGCGGCGTGCTGGAGTGGCTCTACTGAACGGGCACGAGGGTCAGGATCAGCTTGACCCGACCCTTCGGGATGTGGGTGTCACGGGATGGCGCCCAGAAACGACTCCAGGCCACGTGCGCTCCATCGTCTGCTCGAAGCACCTTGCCGTCCACGAGGCCGTCGATTGCAGCCTTGGCGAGGAGGGCGTGTCCGGCCTGGTCGGCGAGCCCACCGGAGGAACGCTGGACGACGTTGATCTCGATCCCGACGGTTTCGGCGACGCGGATCCGGGAAGAGAGACCTAGCCAACCGAAGTCCTCGCGCCAGGTCTTGATGATCTGGGCCCGAGCCGACCAGTGCATCGTGTGCGAGCCGTTCACCGTCATGGTTGGACCGACGTGTTCGAGGGTGAGCAGCTCCACGAGCACGGAGTGTAAGGTGTAAACATGATGACGGGGATCGAGTCCCGTTGGGTCATGGTCGAGGCCCACTCCTTGGCTGACCTCATCGCGCTCGCCGTCATGGCCGCTGAGCGGCTCGACCTCCGGGATGCTGCGCTGGCGCGCGAGCTGACCGGCGCCGCGGCTAGCGTCCGGGAGTCGCAGGAGTCCCTGCACTTCCCTGACATGGAGCGATGATGGGCTGTTCCCGGTGTGGCAAGAAGTCCGAGCCTGCGACCAGGATGATCGGCTACGCCGGTGATCGCTACCGCGGAACCTGCCAGTACCAGTACTTCTACCTCGTCGGGAAGGGCACGGAGTCAGAGCGCCTCTTCGCTCCCAGCGACATCGTCGGCGCCTCCGCCTACAGCTCCGCCAACGGGCTCAGCATCCAGGCCATCGTCGGCAACAAGCTCCCCGCTGACGCCGCCGAGGCGCTCTGCCCGTAGGAACGAGATCAGCTCGAAGCCTTCGAGGGCGTCGAGCATCCGTCCGATTTCGGGCTCGGCGAGATCCTTCCAGGACTCCACGTCACGCCATAGGAGCTTCTCGGCAAGGTCGATTCGGTCCTCGCGCGTGAGTCCCAGCTCTCTGGCCAGCATGTAGATCTTCCGACGCTTCCTCTCGCGTTCGTCGATCATCTCCCCGTTTACATCTGTCATCCCTTACGCTCCTCGCGTGCCGGTGGGGCTGGACCTTCGCGACGACGACACTCTGCCCCGGTACATCCGAGCCGTCCAGGACTTGGACGACACGTGGAAGAGTCGAGGCCGCTGTCGTCGATACGGCGCTGGCGCCCAAGCAGTCTGGTTCCTGGAGTCGAAGCACCCGGGCCTCCGAGACCGACCAGGGCTGCCGAAGATCACCGGGAACATCCTTGCCGAGATCGCGCTGGGCGAGTGCCACCAGTGTCCGGTCCAGTGGCAATGCGTCTTCTACGCCACCAAGGGCGAGCAGGACTTCGGCATCTGGGGGGTGCGCTCGACGGACCGCAAGTACCTGCGGCGCTGGTTCCCCTCCACGTGGGAGGACCACCTGGAGAAGGCGCGCGACGAACACGAGCCGGTGCAGGAGATGATGGCGCGGATGCGAGTCATCCGCCGCAACGCCCGCGTGGTCTGAGCCGTATACACTCAGCGTCGTGTTGCACCACGTCGAGGACGCCCGAGTCACCAGCGGCAGCGAGGTCATCTCCCAGCACGCCCGGGTCAACGAGAACGGCGGCGTCGTCAAGATCTACATCCCCAGCGCCGAGCCCAACCGCTGGATCCCCTACGGCTGGATGCGCTACAAGGAGCGCCGGGAGATCGGTGAGTCCACCGCCTTCTTCGGCGTGCCCTCCGGGCGCAACATCCCAGTCACCTGGAACATCACCCCCAACCCCTGCCGGAGCTGCCGATGACCCCCCTGATCGCCCTGCTGTTCATGTCCCTCGCGACGTGGCGCGTCACCCGGTTCTGGCTGAAGGACTCGCTCATCGAGAACGTCCGGATGAGCCTCGAAGGCTGGCTCTCGAAGAACGTCACCAAGCGACGCCACCGCAAGCTCCTGGAGCTGATCACCTGCCCGTGGTGCATCAGCGTCTGGGTCTCGGCGGGCTTCACCGCGCTGTGGCGCTGGCAGGAAGGCGACGGCTACGGCTGGTTCGTCACCGGGCTCGTGTGGCTCGCAACTGCCGCCGGGGCTATGGCATGGTGGAGGACGATGGAGGACGCATGAGCAACATCGAAGACCGCGACGCCTTCCAGGTCATCCAGATCCTGGAGGCCGTGAAGGACGGTGTCTCGCCGCTCGATGCCGCCGTGCAGGCCGGGTGGACACCGGCCCAGTTCCGCAAGCGGATGTCCGACCGTGACTTCGCTCAGCTCATCATGGAGCACGAGGAGGTCGCCGTCGCCTCCGTCGAGTCGAAGCTCCACCTCCTCGCGATGGACGGCAACATGTCGGCGATCGCCCTCTACCTCTACAACAAGGCGCCGCACCGCTGGTCCGACCGAAAGCGCGTCGACGTGAACACCGGCGTGCAGGTCAACATCGCCGTGGTGGAGACCACCAAGGCCACCCTCCGGGAGCTGATGGCCGAAGACCCCGTCGCCTACGCACGAGCCTTCGCTCCTGGCGGGGCGCTCGACGCAGCGATCGACGTGGATGCCACCGAGTCTGAATAGGCAAGACACCGAGCTGATGCGCAAGGGGGTGACCCCTTCCCGCTTCGCCCAGTACGTGTCGAAGCCAATGACCGGCTACCAGTGGATGCCGGGCCCGCACCTGCTGTACCTGGAGGAGCGCGTCCTGTTCGCTCTCAACGAGACCGAGCAGCAGTCCTTCATCCAGGTCAACATGCCGCCCCGCCACGGCAAGACCGCCTTCACGTCGGTGTTCCTGCCCGCGTGGATCCTCGGGATGTTCCCCGAGAAGCGGATCATGCTCGTCACCTACTCCGACGACTTCTCGATCCAGTGGGGCGGCTCGGTCCGCAACATCCTGAAGACCTATGGCAAGGAGATCTTCGGGCGCACCGTCGACAAGACGATGTCCTCGAACGGGAACTGGCGGATGGAGTCGTCCTTCGGCGGGATGCTCGCTGTCGGCATCGGTGGTGGCATCGCCGGTCAGGGCGCGGACGTCCTGATCATGGACGACGTCATCAAGAACGCCGAGGAAGCCGCCTCCCCCACCACCAAGGCGAAGCACTGGGCAGAGTTCACGCAGAACATCCGCCCCCGGTTGGAGCCGGGCGGGCTGATGATCAACGTGCAGACCCGATGGGCCGAAGACGATCTGTCCGGGATGATCGAGATGGCCTCGGGCCCCGACTCGGACAACTGGGAGCGCATCGTGTTCCCGGCCATCTGCGAGCCGCCCGACGGCTACGAGGGGTCCTTCGACGACTACGTCGACATCATCGGCCGCCACGTCGGAGAGCCCCTGTGGCCTGCGCGCTGGAGCTTGGACGCCTTGCAGCGGATCCAGAAGCTCAACGAGATGACCCCGGCCACGTGGGATGCGCTGTACCAGCAGCGCCCCGTCCCCCGCGGTGGGTCGATGTTCCCCGTCGACAACTGGCAATGGTTCCCCTACGGGGACCTGCCCCAGACCAAGGCCCAGTGCCACGCCCTTGTCCGGGTGTGGGACCTGGCGTCCTCGCAGGACTCTGGCGACTGGTCGGTCGGTCTGCTGATGGGGGTCGACGCCCGCAACCACTTCTACATCTTCGACGTGAAGCGCTTCCGCAAGCATCCGCAAGGCATCGAGCAGGAGCTGGTTGCCACCGCGAATGAGGATGGGATCAACGTGGCGATCCGCATCGAGCAGGAGCGCTCCGGTGCAGGGTCGATCGTCGTTGAGAACTACAAGCGCCTGCTGACCCGCTGGGATGTCGACGGCCGCAAGCCGGTCGGCACGAAGGAGAACCGGGCGTCAGTGTTCTCCGCCAAGGCGGCGTCGCAGATGATCTACCTGCCCGACGGTGCGCCGTGGGTGAAGGACTACGTCGAGGAGTGCCGCCGCTTCCCTCGTGGCCGCTACGACGACCAGGTCGACACCTCGGTCTACGCCTACGACCACCTCGCCGCGCAGGCCGGTGGCACCACCTTGTGGACGCCGTCAGACCTTGGTCGCCTCATGACCGAACGGGACATGCAGTCGCTCATCGGCCAGCTTCTCTGAGCACTCCACCTGCTCGGGCGCGAACGGCTTCCACACGGTGACCCGCTCGCCCTTGTAGCGGACAGGGACGGGGACCATCAGCGTGAACGCCGCCGTCGGGTGCGGCTCGTCGAACCGGAACGGAGCAATCTTGCGCCCTCGCCACGCGGTGAGCACCGTGTGGTCGATGCCCAGCACGCCGGTCTCCATGAAGGCGGGATGCCTGCGACGATCGTTGACGGCGCGCTGCACCCGCTGGTGCGCCTTGATCCCTGCGCTGCCCGCGGACGGCCGCTTCCCTCCGCCGACGGTGTACACGTTGCGGAACAGCCAACGCGAGGCGTGATGCCATGCGTCGGGCGGGAGGGTCACGTCGACGGAGTGCCCGAGGCGGTTCGCCTCCTCGAAGAACTCGTCGACGATCTCCTCGCCCGGATGGTCGACGAAGGCCCTACGAACCCAGAGGGCCTGGCGCTCCGTCAACCTCACCAGCATGTATCCGTCTCCACGCTCTAGCCATCGTCGAGAAGTACTCGTCGAGTACCTCTTGTGCCCGTTCCTGGGCCTTCCACTCGGGATAGCCCATCTCGATCAGATCGTCGCGCATCATCGAGGCCACGGACCGGATGCTCTCGAAGTCGCCCATCACAGCCTGATGGGCGTCTTCGAGAACAGCCAGCTCGAAGGCTCGCTGTTCCTCGGGCGTCATGTGTCCCGCTGAGTGACCACTGGGTGCCAGTAGACCAGCTCGTCGGTCCACTCGTCGCCATCTTCGTTGACGAACAGACCCTCGGTGTCGTTGAGACGACGGACCAGCATCGCTGGAGACCCGTCCCGGATGCTGTGGTGCGTGACTGTGTAATCCATCACTCGCTCCCTTGCTCTGCCTTGTCCTGTGCGGCCCTGACTTCCAGCAGCCGGATCTCCTCGGCGAAGGCGTCGAGGTTGGCCTTGCCCCAGTCGTTGACCGTGGCGTAGCCCGCCTCGGTGGCGATCGAGCGGAGGGCCTCGACGTACTTCTCGTCCTGGTCCTTCAGCGACTTCGCCCGAGCCATCAGCGCCTTGTAGGCGTTGCTGCGCTCCTCGATCGCCTTCTCCTCGGCGAGGAGGCGCTCCAATTCCTCGTCGCTCGGCGGCTCCGGCACCTGAAGCTGGGGCTCCCGGTAGTTGTCGTTGCGGAACTGCTCCGCGTCTTCCGAGTGACCGCGGACCCACAGGTCCAGTGCCACGCCGAAGCGCATCGCCGCGTTCCTGAGCGCGTCACCGATCAGCACCTTCACGGCGTTGGGCTGGTTGGTGGCGCAGTCGCCGTAGCCGAGGCGGGTGACGCCATCGACGGTGAGCTTGATCCACAGGCCGATCGGCCGACCCTGTGGATCACGGTCGAACACGGGCAGGCCGTTCGCATCCTTGGCGAGGGGCTCCCAGGTCCACTTCGGGTCGACGTCGAGGAGCCGTGCGGTGACGGCACCGTGGCCGACGTACTGGAGCTGCACGCCCGCCTTGGGCAGGATCCCGACCTGGCTGGCCGGGAACGGGTCGCTCAGCTTCACCTTGCCGGTGTCGGCCACCGAGGCGAGCGCCTTGCGGGCTGCCGCCTGCGCCTTGGTGGGCGCGGTCGCCGGGGTGGTGGGTTCGTTGGTCTCGGTCATAGAGCTTCTTCCTGTTCTGCTTGGGGCCAGACCTTCTCGCTGACCTTGATGACGTTGCGCTTGGTGATGTGGATCCGACGCGAGTTCGGGATGTCCTCGGTGTAGGTCTCCACCAGCTCGGGATGGTCGGCTAGCAGACGCTTCACGTTCACGCCCCGGCTTGGCTTTGGAGCCTTGAACGAGACAACTTCCAACCCTCCGGCCATCCCGACCGAGTGGGAACCGAGCCAGCGGACAAGCTGATCCCGGGCCTCGCGCTTTGCTGCCTCCGCCTGCTTCATCTGCTCCGACGCCTCTTGGTAGGCGAGCAGCACCTCCATCGCGTGGGCGTCATCAGGGAGAGCGACGGCTTGGCCGTCGTCCACCGGGTGGATCATCGCGATGTTGTCCGCCGACAGGTCGATCCCGCCCGGCACCTCACCGATGTGCAGCGCCGCCATCACGTCCTCGGCGCGGTTCATGATCCGCTCGAACTCGCGCTCATCGAACTCGACGTAGGCGATCTGCACTTCCAGCCGCCCGTCGAGGTAGGCGAAGATCGTCTCGCGCGACCCGTAGCAGCCCATCTGCGACTGCGCCTGGTACCACCAGTAGCGGGGCACCTCGGCCCCGACCCAATCGGTAGTGGACTTCACCTCCAGGTGCTGGTCGGGGTTGTCGATCTCGACGCCGTCGAGCGTGGCCAACATGCAGCCGTAGCCGTGGAGCACGAGCGGCTTCACGAACTGCTTCGACAGCATGTCCGAGGCCACGTCCATGATGTAGGGCTCCATCCTGGTGCCCCGCCGCATGGCGTCGTTCTCCTCGGTGCGGTGGCCGGTCAGCTTCTGAGCGCACACGTCGCCCAACGTCTCGAACGGGTGGACTCCGAACAGAGCGCCGGTCAGCGACGCGTTGAAGTAGGGGGATCGGAGATCCAGCCAGTCCTCGACGTCTGGCGGGTAGGGCAGCGTGAAGCGCTCGGCCACTCACTCCCCCTCGTCCGAGATCGACAGCCACGGGAAGCTGGTGGCCAGCGTCTCGCGGTCGATCAAGTGGCGCTTGTGGTTCAGCCTCGGCTCGCCCATGTGCTTGGCGCAGAAGAACCTCGTCGAGTAGTCGTCTTGGAGATAGACGAACTCGGACGGCTCGTGACAGAGCGGGCAGCGAGGGACGTACATCTGCACGATCCGCTGATGCTGAGCCCGGTAGCCGCGCTCGTGCTCGATGACCTTGCCGGACAGCTCGACGAGCAGGTCGACGGTTCCCATGCTGTGCCACGCGTCGACGTCGGCGGGCACGGCGTAGAAGCCGCATTGACAGTCTGGATCCGGCGCGTCGTGGTTCTTGCTCACGGCCCACGGGTCGTAGTAGCTGGAACACTTCCGGCACACCGCATCCATGTCCTCTTCGAGGGGAATGTTGTTGAAGTTCAGCGACGCCAGATGCAGTCCCTTGCGGTTGAGGCCGATGACCGCGGCACGGTGGGCCAGGATCGGAATCTCCGACTGGACCACCTCCAACTCGGGCTTTGGGTCCACGATCGTCCCCGGGATCGACACTCCACCTCGTGGTGCGGCGAACGCCGGGAGGCTGTTGCCCCAGTTGATGCTCCAGCTCGTCGCCGCCGAGAAACCGGGCGTGTTGACGGGCGTCATTGAGATGGTCGTATCGCCGAGGGGCTTCCAGATCCCGCCGTCGACTTGGTACCACGCCTTGCCTGTCGTGGCGTCGATCGCCAGTTTCGTGCTCATGCGGGCACCGGGACGGGATGCGCCGGGGCAGGCTGGCGCACGGGCGCGGGCGCCTTCTCCGGGATCGGGATGTCGTGGATCCGCTTGGGCTTGCCGATGTCAGCCATCTTCCTTCTCCTCTGCGCTCACGATGTTGTGGACGACGATGCCGTCGTCGTGGATCGAGTAGAGGACGAACAGGTCGGTGTCGGGGACCTGCATGGCGAACAGGTCGCCGCGTGCCTCCGCCGCCTTCAGCAGTTCCTCACCCTCTTCGTCGTTGATCACTTCGTAGTCGTCGCTCATGACGTCCTCTCCGGATGGCACTCCATCCTGTGGTCGTAGTAGGTCCACGAGCACTGGATCGAACCGCCGACGTCGTACCAGTCGCAGTCGGCGCAGACGATCCGCCCGTAGTCGCTGTCGTACTCGCCCCGCTCGGTGTGAGCGGGCCAGATCGTGTCCACCTCAGTCCTCCCATGAGGCCAGGCAGTCCTCGATGAACGTCTGAGCCTCGATCAGAGCCTCGCGCGTCGGTGCATCGAGGCTGTCTGGATAGGCCAGCTTCCGGCACCGCTCGGCCCACGCCCTCAGCGGGCGGTTGGGCTCGTCGGTGATGGCACGGCCAACCGCCGCCCTGACCTTCTCCATCACGGCGACCGGGTCTTCCTCCTCGACCACGATCGCCTCGATAATCTCGTCGTCGGCGTCAAGGGCGCCAGCGACCGCGCTCGCCTCACCTTGCGGCAGGGAGGCGGCGGCGTGTGAGACCTCGGAGATGGGAAGGTGCAGGGCAGCGGCGATCTTGTCGAGCACCTGTGCCCGGTGCAGCTCCTGGTAGGCCACCCAGCGGGTGACGGGCATGTTGTCGTCGGCCCACGCCCCGAAGGAGGTGTAGCCCAACTCTCGCCAGCCCTTGATCTTCGCGAAGGCGACGAGCGCCTCGTAGAGGTCGTGGCTGGCCCGGACGATCTGGGCGGCCAGTGTCTTGGCGGCCACCCGCTTGGAGGGGGTTCTGGCGGGCACCATAGAAGTGTATACGCCAGGGACTAGCCCTCAGCGTCCTTCATGGCCGCCAGCACCTGCTCTAGGTCCAGGCCGCTCTCCGCCGCGGCGGTCATCCAGGCCACCTCCAGCGACATGCTGGCCTCGATCTGCGCGTCCGTGATCGCCTGGTTCAGCTCGTCGAGCGGAACATCGCGCTCCTGGCAGATGTCGACGAGGCGCCTGATGAGGGCCGACTGCATCGCGTTCTGACCGGACAGGCGCGCCATCGCCTCGGACGCCATGAGGGTCCACTTCATGATGTCAGGAGCGAACTGGCGCGCGATGCGCCTCTGATGTCGGATGGGCAAGGCCATGCGGCCTCCTCTCAGTTGATCGGCGGGAGCGTCAGAGGGAGAGCCTTCCGCGTATCCACACACGGTGCCCCGAACGTAAGGCACGCCGATCGGCCGACCCAACACACGTGGAGCCGTCGGCGCAGGATCCTGTAACTCTCCCGCCGAAGAGGGGTGGGCGGGAATCGAACCCGCATGACCTGCTTTGCAGGCAGGCGCCTTGCCCAACTCGGCCACCACCCCCGGGCCGCTAGTACGTGGCCCAGGCTTGCCAGCCCTGCGCCTCGAAGACGAAGCGCGCGGCCAGCATGTTCGTCTCGGGGTCCAACAGGTCTCGGCGGTTGCAGGCGATGCCTGCTCGGCAGAGAGCTGGAACCCAGGTCCCGTGGATCTGCATGAGCCCCCAGTCGTCCGTCGGCCCGATGGCTTCGGGCTGGCAATGGGACTCACGAGGCATGATGACAGTCGAGATCGGCGAGCGCCACTCGGTGGGCGTGAACCCCGCAGAGATGGCGTCGTCGTACCACTCGGCGCACGGCCGCCCCTCGGTGGCATCGGCTCTGTCAGCCTCGTACTGGAGGGCCGCTTCCTTCGCTTCCGCCTCGTGGCCGTTCATCACGGCATCCACGTAGCGGAGGTACTGCGAAGTTGTGCAGCCCGTCAAGGCAAGGACGAGCCCCGCCGTCGCAACGATGCGCTTCATCGGTCTACCTCCTGAGCGCGCAAAGGCCCCACTAGCGTGGGGCCACGCCCAAGCCTAGACCGTCCGAGGGATGTCGTACTTGATGCGGAGCGCTTCGGCGATGGTGTCGAAGTCCCAGCCCCGGTCGTCGTTGGCGCTGGCGGCCTCGACGTAGCCGACGTCGGGGTAGCCGTCGTTGTCTTCCGGGTCGAACGGACGGATGTTCGGCAGCGTCGGGTTGTCGTCGGCGATGCCGAGCCACTCCTGCACCGGCTTGGGCAGGGTGTCGCTGTTCCGAAGTGTCCCACCCTGGGGCGGGTTCCAGATGTACGCCCACCTCTTGTCGCCGTCGTTCAGATCTTCTGGCTCGACGGTGAGGTTCACGCCGTTGCGGATCGCGACCTCGCAGGCCACGCCGAGGCAGCAGAACTCGTCCGGTCCGCCCGGGTACTGGGAGCGCCGGAGCGCGCCCTGCCCCTGGGGGATCTGGTCGTTCTCCAACGACTCGATCCACAGCTTGATGTGTTCACGGTTGCCTGGTTCAAGGGCGCTCATGGTGAGTCGCACTCTCCTTCCACTTCCAGGACGTGGTCCCACCACTTCTCGTCGATCGAGTTGAAGAGATCGACCACGTCAGGGGTCATCATCGTGTGCAGCGCGCCAACTCGGTCGATGTCCTTCTGGATGATGTACACCGGATGGCAATCGTCGTCAGCTTCGAGCCAGAGCGCATACGCGAACTGGTCGGTCGGCTCCGACAGAACGGCTGTATACATGAGACCGTGGATCTCACCTATACAACTCTCCAGGTCGGGGCAGTCCCGTTCCTCAATGGCATCGAAGCGTGAGTGGATCGCGGCACCCACCGTCTCTAGACGATGGTCATACCGTCTGATCTTCCACGCAGTCATTGTCCTCCTCTATGAAGATGCCGATCGTTGCCGACGAAGCACCCTGCACGGGGACGTGCAAGATGTGACACCGGCCGATCAGCATGTGGGTCAACTGTTCGGCGTCGAAGCCGAACCCCGTCGGGATCAGGACGTCAATCTCGATCCGAACCAGGTCTCCTCGCATCTCGTGCCTCCTCTAGTTCTCTTCGGAGGTCTGCATTCTCTGCTTTGAGGAGCTTGATGGTCAGCATCGCGTAGCAGAAGTCTGCGAGCGTCAGCCGTCGTCCGGCTGGTCCCACCACCACGACATCGCTTGCCTCATCCATCGCCAGATCCTCCTCACCAATCCTCCAGGGCGTCCCGGAAGGCGCCCTCCTTCTCCAGCGCGTCGTGCAGCTCGCGGGCGTAGGTGGCGACGCAGTCGTTGTAGCCCTGTGCCCACGCCGCGTTGATCGCTTCGACGACAGTCGCGTCGAGCGGCTGCCGCAGATGTTGCGGAGTGAAGTCCGCCATCCATCCCGGCGCATCAGCGGGCTTGCGCCGCTCATGCCACTGTCGAGCCCTGACAGAGCGCTTCATGAGCGCACCATCGTCAGGTTGGAACGGACCGATTCCATCTGCAATGTGGGTGCCGTGCCGTTCAGGAACGCCAGCACCAGGTCGAAGTCGCGCACCTCGGCGAAGCACGAGTACGAGCCGTCAGCCCGCTCGGCGAGCATGTCCCAGCCGCCGAAGTTCATGTCGTCGGGCTCTCGGCACTTGACGATTCGGATCTTCATGTGAACTGCCTCTCCAGCTCCGCCAGAATGGCGACCCGATTCTCGATCGCTAGCGAGAACCCGCGTCGCCGCCGCCACTCCTGGAAAGCGATGACCAGGTGATTCACCAGAGCCCCGAAGAACCCGGCGACAACCGTGCCGATCACCACCGCCCAGCCATCGATGTTCTCGAACATGTTTCCTCCTCCGCCGGAAGGGCGGGGCCGGACACCCCGCCCTTTCCGACTAGCCCTTGGTCAGGCCGGGGTCTGACCGGTGCGGGCAGCGTACGCCGCCACGCCCTCGGCCGAGGCGACGGCGACCGTGCCGTCGACCAGCTTGACCAGCACGGGCGACTCCGCCTTCAGGCTGTAGTCGTCCGCGCCGCCAGCCGGGCGGCGGCTGGCCTTGTTGTAGAAGCCGGACTTGCGGATGCGCCGCGAGCCGGGGACGGGCAGGGCGCCGCCGAGGGCGTCCAGCTCATCGGTGAAGTCCACCGTCTCGGCGATCGCCGGGACCGAGGACGTGGGCTTGCTGTAGGCCGTCTTCATGACGGTCCTCCTTTGGGTGTAGCTGGTTGCTGTGTGGATCACCGCCGCGGCGGCGACTCGCGGCGCCAGCCCCCGCGAGTCCTTGTCCCCCTCGGTCGAGGGGGAGATCTTGCTCAGCCGCCGAGAGCGGCGAGCACCTTGTCGTGGCCGGGAACGGTGATGCCGTTGCGGACGTGCAGTCCACGCAACTCCGACCACTGATCGCCAGCCACCGACTGGTAGGTGGCCTGCTTGTCGAGGAGAGCGCCGAGGCGCTCATCCGCCGAGCCGAAGATCTCGATCGTGCGCTCCAACGTCAGCGGCCAGTCGGGCGAGAGCACGTGACGACGATGGTGCGCCTCTGTCCGCTGCGGGTTCGGGATGTATCCGCCGCCCGCCAGCAGCCAGAGCCGCCGTGCCCTCTCGTGCAGGTCATCGACCCACGCCCACTCCCGGAAGATCTCGGCGAACTGCTCCGCCACCTCCACCTTCGACAGCGCCACCGACAGCCGACAGGCCATCTCGGTGCGCCACGCCGCTCGGGAAGCGTTGAAGATCCGAACCTCGTAGAACCCGCCGTGTGCAGCTCGTGCCAGATCGGCGTGACGGTCCCAGCCCATCATCTCCATCTTCGTCTCGAACCCGCGCCGCCACTTCAGGTTGAAGGTCTTGGACTTCTCGCCGAGCATGTCTTCCATGCAGACGAGAGTGTCGCCCCACATCTCCCAGTCCTGGTGCTGCATCATCATCAGCAGCGCCGAGACTCGCTCGATGTTGCCACGCCGCTGCGCCCACACCGAGCCTGCGACGTACTCCCACAGGATCGGCTCCAGCGCCAGCCACGCCTCGGTCATCGTCTTCGACGGCGTCCAGTCGTCCGGCGGAAGGTGGTTCTGGCCCCGTACTTGCGGCGCCCAGCCGAGATGGACGTGCATCCCGCACATCATCGCCGTCGACGCGTCCACGTCGAGCGCCGCTTCCTGGAGCGCTTCCATCGCGTGGATGGCCCGCTCCCAGCCGCCGGGAGTGTCGAAGAACAGCCCCGAGATGATCTCGCCACCGCACGACGAATCCCGCTGCGCCCGGAACGTCACGTTCCAGATGTCCGAGCAGTCATCGCAGTCACAGTGGTAGCCGTGCAGGCGACCTTCCTGCCGTGCCAGGCCGCGTTCGGTGAGTTCACCGATCAGCGCCGGTACCTCGCTCATGAACTCGGCCTCGAATCCGAATGATCTGGGCATCAGACCTCCTCATCTTCGTAGTCGTAGTCGTCGGTGTAGTCGTCGTCGTCGGGCGGGTCGTCTTCGTCGCCGTCGGGCAGCCCGTCGGCCCAGGACAAATCGGGCGGTGGATGGATGCGGCCCGAGATGTTGAGGCGGGCCGCTGCCATTCGCTGCACCTCGTCGTAGGACACCCGCAGCGACTCCCGCAAGGTCGGTGTCGCCGCCGTGTTGCTGTACTGGAGGGTGTAGTTCTCGTCGTTGACGGCGTACCACTGGGCGTTGGTTCTGGTCGACGACGCCCGAGGCATCGGAGGCGGAGGCGCGATCGACGCCGTCAGGAAGTCGTCACGCAGCCTCGCCCAGTAGCGATCCGGCGTGTAGAACCTCAGCCCGGTGTCGGTCTTCGCGCATGGCCGGTAGCCCCACTCCATCGACGCCACCTCCTCCAGCGAGGAGTTCGGCGACATCGGGATCACGTGAGGCGTGTCTTCCATGTCGTGGAGGAACGGCTCCAACTGCTGCTCCAGGAAGACGGAGAAGTCGTGTTCGAGCAGCGGCAGCATGAAGACCTGCGGAGCAGGACGGCGGTCGGTCGGATCGAGCGCCACCGCCAACGCCTTGTCGCCGCCGACACGCACCTCGATCAGATCGTCGAACACGATCGGCTCCCGATCCCACAGCGCCCGACCAGGGAGTCTCTCGTGGATCCTGATCCGTCCCAGCGCGTCCTCGATGGTGAGGGCGCACGCGTACGCGTTGAGCCCGCCCCACTCGTCGTGGGCGTTGGCCAGTTCCCGCAGACGCATCAGCGCCCGCTGTACGTGGGACTTCTCGTTGTCTTCCACCAGCCTTGCCATCAGTTCACCTCCACTGACGAGACGTCGATGATCCCGTCGTCCTCATCCCACTGGCAGTCCCGCGGCAGGACCAGCTCGCCGCCCTGGTTGACCCACTGTTCGATCTCCATGCCCGACTTGTAGGCCAGGATCAGCGCGTCGGCGAGGTCGTCCTTCTCGTCCTCCTCTGCCGCGACGAGCGCCTCCCAGTACTGCTCTCCTCGCTCGCTGTGGTCGTTGAGGATCGCCTCGACGTCTGCGTCGTTGACGTCGTCGTCGTCCGGAACCATCGCTGCTGCGTCGAGAGCGAAGGCGCCCTTCGTGGGGATCTTGTCCGGCTCGTCCCGCCACACATGCAACGGATAGATCCGCTTGGTGGGCAGCACCACCTCATCGGAGCAGCCCTTGTCGAACCACATCTCGATGAAGGACATCCCGCTCTTGTAGGAGGCCGCCTTGAACGTGCCGATCAGATCGCAGAACTCGGGATCGTCCGGGACGAACACGACGGCGTCGTCGGGCTTCAGCACATAGCCGCCACCACCGATCACCCACGACGTGTCTTGGCGCGCTTTGCTCGACGTCGAGCCCTGCGTTCCAGTCGCCGCCGGAGCTTTGGAGTCAGAAGCTCGACGAAACCCGCCAGCAGTCCAGCTCCCACCCCGGGAGTAGTCCCAGGCGTCAACGCTCCCGTAGCTGGAGATGTAGATCTTCTCCGGTGGCTTGAACTCGGTGATCTGGTGCTCCAGGACGCCTTCGGCCGTGTGGACGAAGCGCAGCATGGCGCCTTCCTTGATGGCGTCGATCGTGATGGAGCCGGGGAACAGCACCGCCGCCTTCGCCACCGCAGCGTTCGTCGAGGCGAAGATGACCGAGCCGCCCTCGGTGATGCCGACGTTCAGTGGCGACGACGTGTGCCGTGCCATCCACAGAGCGCCGGGATCGGACTTGTCGATCCACGCCACCGCGATCGACCCTTCGAGTTCCTCCAGGGCGACCTTCGCCCCGAGATGGTTGATGGCGGCGAAGATCGCCTCCGAGTCCACCTTCCCGACCCGGGTCCAGCCGTACTTGCGGTACAGCTCGTAGTCGTTGGAGACGCACCCATTGTGGACGCCGATGATGTTGTCGCACACGATCGGGTGGTTGTTGACGTTGTCCTTCGGGTCGCCCTGCGTCGAAAGTCTGCTGTGAGCGATCACCAGCCGACAGCCAGCGCCGATCCCTGGATGCGTTGCCAGGAACTGCGATGCAGGCACCGGGTACTTCGCGAGACGCACCCGATTCGAGGCCGTGACCCGAGCGATGCCCGTCGCCTCCTTGCCTCGCTGCTCCATCTCCCGCATCAGGATCGCCATCACTTCGTCGACCTCGATGCGGGCGAGGTCCGAGGGAGAGACAAGCACTCCCGAGATCCCGCACATGCGGGCCTCCTTTCTGTTGTGTTCAGGCCGCGACCAGCTCGGCGGCCAGCCTGGCGGACGGCTTGTCCGCCCAGATCTCCTTGATGAGCCCCACGACGCGCTTGCGCTCGATCAGCGCCCGCCCCGAGATGTACTCGTAGGCGTTGATCGCACGGTCGAAGGTCGCCGTGTGGCTGTGCTCCTCGACGATCGCCAGCGCCCAGGCCATGAGCGCGGTCGAGATCGCCGGATGCGCCATCAGCCGCTGCGGATCGGCGGGCGTGTTCCACAGCCGGAACTCGACGGTGCCGTGCCCACGGTCCGAGATCCACTGACCGCCGAAGGTGCCGATCTCCTCGTTGGTGCGGTAGTCGCGGTAGGGCGAGTAGACGCAGACGCCGTTGTAGCTGCGGTGACGACCGCAGCCGCCGTCGGCGATCTGGCGCCACAGGTCGCTCTCCGAGGCGAACAGCGACATCAGCGCGGCGTTCACCTTCGCCCGCATCTCCGGGATGGGCCACACCTCGCCCCAGCGATCCCGCTGGATGAACTGCTTGGGCCATCCGACGTGGACGTGGTTGCCAGCCCCGTAGTCGCCGTCGGGCGTCCAGTCGAGCGTGGCGAGCAGGTCGGGGTACAGCGAGACGAGCTGGCGCATCTCCTGGCGATCCCGGACCGACCGGGTCGACAGGATCCGGGAGACGAACTCCGCCGCCACCGAGGAATCGTCCTGGTAGGCGAGCAGCCCGTTCGTGCGGTCGTAGGCGCAGATCGGGCAGTCACAGTGCGCCTCGTGCCGTCCCCCGTCGTGCAGCGTCAGGCCGTTCCGGTACAGCAGCCGCCTGGCCGCCGTGGTCGAACCGGCGCCTGCGTTGCGCCCGACTTCCAGCTCGAAGCCGAACTTCAGTGCCTTCATCTTCACTCCTTCCGTTGATGGTGCGCTGCCGTCCACGCGTCGGACGGCAGCGGACCATCAATGAAGGGTCACTTCGTGGCGGGGATCACCCCCGGCACGGTCGCCACTGACACCGCTGGTGCGGTCGTGGTGGTCTCACCAGGGACGGTGGTCGCGGGGACCGTCGTCACCGGTGTCGTCGTCGTGGTGGTCGCTGGGACCGTGGCGCACACGTAGGGCGCGCCGACCCGACCACGGCTGTCGCCGTTGGCGGTGAACACGGCCTTGATGTCGATCTGGCCGCAGCCCGTGTTGAAGGTCAACACGACTGGACCGACCGACCCGGCCGGGAACGTGCCTGACACATCCGAGTCGACCATCAGGCCCTGACCCGACAGGCCCTCGTGCGCCACGACCCGGATCGGGAACGCAGCGGGAGCTGGCTTGTCGAGCGTGTAGGTCACCGTCGAACCCGCCCCACCGACGGGGACGTTCAACACGACCGTCACCGTGCGCTGCACCGTGCCGAACGTGAAGGTCTTCGAGTTGGTGCATGTCACCGGCGCGGGCTTCTGGTCCTGGTTGCCGCCACAGAGCGGGAGGCCCTGCAACGGTGTGACCACCTGCGCGGTGTCCGCCTTGCTGACTGACGCAACGCCGAGAGCGGCGACCGCCGCTACTGACGCCAGGCCGACCAGCACTGAACGTGTCTTCATGGTGCTCCTTCCTCGCGACCACACCGTGTGGCCTGCGATCCCCCAGTATGACTGGAGATCAGACGACGCTGAGCAGCGCGGGGAGTCGCTTGCCCTGTCGCTGGCACTGGTCCCGGTACACCCGCCACGACGATCCGAGCGGTGTGAGCCGCGGGATGAGGTGACGATCGCTCGGGAACACGTACATCCACGCCTTCACCGTGCGATCCCGCCCTCGCAGGACCGCCACCTCCTGGCGGAGGTAGTGCTGCGGGTGGCCTTCGACCCAGTCGAAGTCCTTCGTGACCTGACCGGCGTCGATGTCGCAGGACGGCCACAGCAGCTCGCCCATGATGAAGTGGTCCGGATCGGGATCGGGCACCGCGTACGGATACGGGGCCGCCGTGCCGGGCGCTTCGAGCCCGAACAGTTGGTATCCCGTCACGATCAGGTTCTGCTCGATCCGGTCGATTCGATCGTTCCAGATCGTGGCGTTGCCGAAGCCCGTCATCAGGGAGCCGTACACGAAGAACGGCATGATGCCCTGATGGTGGGGCGCTGGTTCGAGGATCATCCAGATCCCTCCTTTCCTCTGGTGGAGCGCACGACATGAGTTCGACGTTCAGCCGTCGCTGAGCGGCCGAGCGGACGTCATCAGCATGAGCAACGGTCTGTATCGACCTGAGCGGTCGTGCGCTCCGCCACAGGAAAGTGGGTAGAGAATGGGTCATGCCAGCGCGTCGGTTCACGAAGAAGGCCAACACGCCGAAGAGGGCTCGCCAGTGGCAGCACGTCTACGACTCGGTGCGGCGCCACGGGGGATCCCGCGGCGCCGCAATCCGACAGGCGAACGGCGTCGTGAAGCGAGTCGGTCGCCGTAGTCGCTGATCAGGCCGCCGTGGCGTCCGAGGCGACGAACGTCGCGCCGTAGGTGCGATCCAGCGAGCCGAGGCGGAAGTTGCCGTACTTGCGGTTGCCGCTGGCGTCGGCGGGCGTGGTGCCCCGGTAGCAGTCGTCCGCGACGATGGAATCCGGCATCAGGGGGCCGCACTTCTCGTCCACGATGACGAGCTTCTGGCCCGGCAGGCGGGTGCAGCTCGTCGCGTCGGCTCCGAGGGCGACGATGGCCGTGCCGTCGGTGGTCTGGCCGCAGTTGGCGGGCTGGCCGATCTGGGGCCCGGCGCACGCCGCCAGGGCCGTGAACAGCAGCGCTCCCGCGCCCGTTGCGATGGTTCTCTTCCTCATGTTGCTCCTCTCTCAGGGTCCGCGTCCTTGCGGATCTGCTATTTCACCGTCCTGGATGTGAGGCCCAGATGAGCCTCACGTTCCAGTTCGATGACGATGGGCCCCTCCGGGGGCTGACGAAGGCGCGTGAAGCTGCCAGGCCGTCACTTTCGAGCGTCCAGACGGTGTGTCGATACACGTCCGAACACCCCCGGAGGGGGGTCTTGGGTCAGTCGACCTTGAAGGGCGGGTCGACCTGCACGACGAGGTTGCGCTCCCGCCAGCCCTCGAAGACGTGCTCCTTGGCCAGCGCGTCGACCAGGATGCTCCTGAGCGATACTGCGTCGTGAACGCCGCTGGAAGCGGGATGCTTGTCGATCACGATGGTGACGTCGTAGCGGTAACGCTCCGGCGTCACGACCGGCTCCTCGGCGTCGACGACGAGGATGCCCTGGATGTTGTCGCCCTTGCGAAACCGCAGCGAGGGGAAGTCGTCGGACAGTCCGATGGTGATCTTCTGGGTTCGCATCAACGGCCGTCCACGATCACGCCCGTCGGGGCGTTCGAGTCGACCTTGACCTCGGAGCGGTCGACCCGCTGCGGGACGTTCTGGTCATGGCGCACGTTGAACGTCGTGTTGAAGTTCGCAGCGAAGAACATCGAGGCCGTTGCCAGCGCGACGCAGACGAACGTCATCACGAGACCGCTGCGCCGTAGCCTGCGGCCCCTGTAGTAGCCGTTGGACCTCTCGTCGTAGCCTGCGTCGTCCATCTCCACCCAGCCGCCGACGAAGGCGCCGACCCCGATGATCGCCAGGATGACGAAGACGACCGTCAGGAAGGTGAAGATGGAGCCGAGGGCGTTGAGAGCGCCCAGGGACAGTTCTGCGAGCATGGAAGCTCCTCTCTTGGTCAGCCCCTGCGGGCGACCTTCATGCCCCACCCGAGATGGGCGAGGTCACGTACGACCACGACGCGCATGCCGTGGTCGATCCGCCGCTCGATGGTCGGCGGACGTCCGGGGGGAGGTTGCGTAGGTGCCATCAGGGCTCCTTGGTGATGAGTAGGGCCGCGCAGAACAGCAGCGCGGCGATGAGGACGAGGCCGACGGGCAGGCCGTTCACGACTTGCGGAACTTCCACCACAGCAGGAGGCGCCACGTCGTCATGCCTGCCAGCGTGGCGGTGAGCCACAGCTCGATGAAGTGCAGCGGCCCGAGCACCTTGTAGCCCATCACCCAGATGAGGATGAAGAACTGGAAGTCCGAGATGAGCCTCTTGCGGAGGCGAGCGAGTTCCTTGGCGTGGTCCCTCTCGAAGAGGCGCTGCTTGGCGTGGCGGTCCTTGTCGCTCAGTTGCATTTCGCCGCCAGTTCCCGCACCAGCTCGATGATCTTGAAGTGCGTCTCCTGCCACGGGGCGTGCGTCATGGCGAGCAGTTGCTCGACCTGCCTCACCGGGTCAGGGGTGATGTCGGAGATCTGCCCGACGATCACCGTGGCGCGACGATCGGGCGCGAAGGTCGCCTCGATCCTGGCCTCCAGGTTCTTGCGCGTGATGGCGATGGTCTTGCCGGACTCATCCCAGGCGACGGTGATGGTGCATTCCTTGCGTCGGGTCATCAGTTCGATCCCTCCCACAGCTTGACGGGTGCGTCGCCGGTGGTGATGTTGTAGCGCTCACGTAGCGCGGCGGCGATCTGGGCGAACGACCAACCGAGGTCGTCGTTCGCCTTGATCATGTCAGCGAAGCCGTCGGGCGTCGACAGGACCACGCCGGTGTTCGAGTCGAAGTCGTACCAGGCGGCCACCGAGTCGGGCAGGGCCCATCCCTCCTCGTGGCCGGTCTCGGTGTCGCGGTAGACGATGAGGTGGGGCTCGTCGATGCGGATGACGTTGGAAGCGTGGTGGGCGATCGCTACCTCGCAGGCGACGCCCAGGCAGCAGTACTCGACGTGTAGCGGCGTGCCGAGATCCTCGCTGTAGATGCGTCGGGCGAGGCGGCCCTGGCCCTGGGTGTAGCGCCCGGATTCGAGCGCCTCGATGAGAAGCGCGATGCGCTCCCTGTGGGTGACGTTCATCGGGTCATCGGACCTCGACGCGCAGCCCCGAGAGGGACTCGCCCGACATGGTCAGCGGGCGCAGCGCGTCACGCACGGCCTCCGCCTGCGCGAAGGAACCGGGCAGCGCCGGGAAGCGCACCAGGTACTCGTGCGCGCCGTCGTCGCCGATGCGGATGTTCCGCAGGTAGTTGACGAAGCGGTGGTTCTTGGGCCCGAGCACGAGCGTGGCCGCACGGGACGACGACAGCGGGTTGGCGGCCTCGCGGGCCGTCTCGCCGGTCAGCATCGCCTCGTCGAGCACGACGCGGAACATCTCGTCGCGCTCGGCCTTGGCGGCCTTCTGCTCCCCGATCATCGCCTTGAAGCGCTCACGGGCCATCGGCGTGTGGGTCGGGCAGTACTTCAGCGGCGTCACGCCGTCGTGGCGCGACTTGGTCCGCTCCGAGCAGCCGTCCCACTCGCAGGTGTGGTTGGTCAGGACACGAGCCATGTGGCTCACCTCCATCTTGTTGTCCTACCCTCGCTGGGCAGGCGGAGGGGCAGGCGTCACCCTGCCCTACCGGCCGCTCAGTTGGCGCAGGCGGCGCGGATCTGGGTGCCCAGCTCCTTGCGGTCCTCGGGCGTCAGCTCCTTGATCTCCCGCGTGGCGGCCTTCAGGTCGCCCTGGAAGAAGAAGCGCTGGATCGCCATGACGTCGGACGTCTCGGCGGTGATCGTGTTGTCGGCCATGACTGCCTCCTGGGTTGTTGATGGGCTGGGAACAGCCCCGCGGCCACCCGACAACCGGTCGGGTGTTGCCATGAGGATTTGAACCCCGTCGCCGCCAGATGGCGTCCTGGCAGCTTCCTGTCGCGGGGCTGTTCTCAGTCCACCTACGTGCCGAGGTGGAGATGTGCCGCGTCGAGGATGACGCGGGCGGGGACGTCGATGCGCCACCCGTCTCGGAAGTTCACGGGGACGGTCTCATCCCCGCGCAGCATCACGATGTTGGCTTCCAGTTCCTTGTCGGGAACCGAGACGGCCCACCGTTCGGCCGCCTGGACGAAGATGTCCACGGTCCTCCTATGCGTTGTTGGGGACGACGGGCGCGCCCGTGAACGCCTCGACGAAGGCGCGGGCGGTGTCCCAGTTGTCGAGCGAGATCCCCGTCGCCTCGTGCATCTCCAGCAGGTCGCTGGCGAGCGCGCGGCACCCGGCGATGATCCGGCGCACGGCTGCCTTGTTGACGTGCTGGTCGGCGTCGGGCGCGTTGGCGCCGATCTCCGCGATCATCACGTCGATGTGCTGGATGGCCATGGAGCCTCCTAGTAGCTGTCCCCGAGGTAGGAGTCGGGGTTGAGGCACTCACGCGGGATCGGCTTGCGGAGCCAGCGCATGAGCTGGATGGTCTTGTGGGCGCGGCGGAATCCGAGGATCCGCCAGGCCAGGATGAAGTCCCGGATCATGCGAAGAGCCGGGTCAGGGCGCCGACGGCGTCGGCGGCCATCTGGCGGTAGGGGTAGCCGTCCTCGGGCCACAGCACGAGCGAGAACCCGCGGCCGATGAGCTGGAACGACTGGAACGACTGGAACGGCTCGATGCACGGTGTGAAGTTGCCGTAGATGTGGAACATGTGTCCTCCCTTCTGAGGGCTCGCACGCCCGTCGATCGACCCCGAGTAGTCGCGCTTCCTGGGGGCCTCCGGTGCCGCGACAGCACCGACGTGACGTGCGCGCCCTCACAAGAGAGGGCTATGGGACCCTCCCCCGGGGGGGGTGGTCGTTATTTCCCACGGGCCGTCCCTGTCGGGAGCGACCCTCCAACCTGTCAGGCCGATTGTGCGAGCCTCACGGAGAGTGGTGGGGCGAAATCTGGGAGACTCCCGTGTGCAGGGTGTCCCATGGTCCGCTCTTGGCGGAGGAGGACCCCCCGGGGGTGGGGGGTAGGGGGAGGCCGGGAAATTTCCCCGACTTGCACCCCGGAGCTCACGCTCCGTGGTCGTCGACCA